ATGTCTGCAATGGCTCTCTGTTGACGGGGTCTAAGCATGGTCTTGACCTAAGTGGTCCGCAAGGGATAAATCAAAAAACACAGCAATAATAAGCACTTAGCCGGGAATTCCCGTGAAGTGTGAAGAAACGCAACAGGGAGTCGTGAAGGTGCGGGAAACAGCGGTAAGCTTCTGTCCACAGACACAGCATCAGCCTATGAACGACATAGACCGAGACGCAGCGCTGCTGATGGCGGGCATCCTGCTGCTGCTTTGCTTGATTGCCGGTTCCGTCACCTACCTTCAGGCATCAAGCGAAGCAGCAGCCTTCAATCGCCTAACCACCGGCCCCAAGGTCACCACCTGGGACGCCGTCTGGCTGGATCTGCGCGTGGAGGCTCGCTGATGGGCCTGACCAACGCGGAGTACCACGCAAGACCCGAGGTCTCGAAAAGCGGGCTGGATCTGATCCGGCGTTCACCGCTGCACTACTGGAACCGCTACCTGAATCCGAACCGGATCGTGGAGCCACCGACACCGGCCATGGTGATCGGTTCGGCACTGCATGCGCGGGTGCTGGAGCCGCATCTGTTCGACGACGAGTACGTGGTCGCACCGGAGGGCATCGACCGTCGCACCAAGGAGGGCAAGCTGCGGTGGGCGGACTTCGAGGCTGAAGCCGACGGCAAGACAGTCCTCAAGGCTGAGGACGCAGCTCAGATCGAAGCGATGGCCAGGGCGGTGCATAAGCACCTTGCGGCGAGCACGATCCTGCGGCTGCCTGGCAAGTGTGAGCAGTCTTACTTCTGGACGGATGAGACCACTGGTGAGGCATGCAAGTGCCGGCCGGACTGGCATAGTGACGACCGCCGCCTGATTGCCGATGTAAAGACTACCGACGACGCGAGTCCCCGTGGATTCATGCGTTCAGTGATCAAGTATCGCTACCACGTTCAGGCTGCGTTTTACAGTCAAGGCATTGGCGCAGAACAGTTTTTGTTTATTGCCGTCGAAAAGAAGCCGCCGTTTGCTGTGGCCGTGTACGCAACGCCGCCGGAGTTACTTGAGAAAGGGCTAATATACGCCGTTCAAGACCTGCGACAACTTGCCACATGCCGGGCCGAAAATCGATGGCCCGGCTACGGCGACGAAATACAGTCGCTAGTCATTCCAGACTGGCTTCAAGACGATCGTTCCGACTCCATTTCTGAAATCGAAGGTTTCTGATGACTACTGAAAGCACAGCACTTGCCGTTACTTCAACAGTTGACGGTGTGTTCACGGGGATTCAACAATTCGAGAATGCTCAGCGCATCGCCAAAGCATTGGCTTCGTCCGCTTTGGTACCGAAGGAATACCAAGGTCAGACCGGTCTGGCCAACACGCTGGTGGCAATGGAAATTGCCGGCCGGATGGGCCTGAGTCCACTGCAGGTGATGCAGAACCTTCACATCATTCACGGGCGTCCTAGTTGGTCGTCGCAGTTCATCATTGCGATGATCAACGGGTGCGGGCGTTTCACGCCGCTGGACTATAACGTCAGCGGTGAGGGGGACACTTTAAGCTGCTTTGCCTACGCGACTGAGATCGCAACAGGGAAGGAGCTGCGCGGTCCTGTTGTGACCATGGCCATGGCCAAGCGTGAAGGGTGGGCAACAAAATCAGGGTCCAAGTGGCAAACAATGCCGGATCTCATGGTCCGGTATAGAGCAGCTGCGTTCTGGGGGCGTCTTTATGTTCCTGAGTTCCTGGTTGGCATGAAAACACAAGAAGAAGTCGTTGACATACAAGAAGTTGAAGTAACCGAGAAGCCGTCGATCGTGGATGATCTGAACGGCAAGATCCAGGAACAAAAGGCATCTGAGGAGGCAGGAGATGATGCAGTCTGGTGAGACGTACTTGACCCCACGCGAGCTGGCTGAGCGCTGGCGTAATGTCGTCAGTCTGAGCACGCTGGACAACTGGCGATCTCAGCAACGTGGTCCGCGCTGGTTTAAGGCCGGCGGTCGAGTGCTCTATCCAATCCACGAGATCGTTCAATTCGAGCAGCGCAACATGCGCGGCTTCCCTAACAACCCACGACAGGACAAATGAATCGGATCACCGCCGAAGAAGCTCTCGCCAAGGCTGGCCGTCAGTCAAAGACGGCACCGCTGCGCAGTGAGATCCTTGATCTTGAGCCGGGCGAAGCGATCGAAGTCGGGTTTGACGAGTACAAGCCCGGCACCATCACCCAGGTGGTGGGCAATCTGAGCCGCCGCGAGCTGAGCCGCCGTTATTCGGTGCGCAAGCGTCGCGATGGCCTGGGCTGCTTCATCATCTGCCAACCCAAAGCGAACTGAACCATGTTTAACGGAACACTCACTGGCAATCTCGGCCGCGACCCCGACTTTCAGACCACGCAGTCTGGCCAGATGGTCGCGAAGTTCTCCCTGGCTGTCCGCCAGCCCAAGAAGCAAGGGCAAGACCAGCCCGCTTTTTGGGTGAAGGTGGAAGTCTGGGGCAAGCAGGCCGAGTATGTGGCCAACTACCTGAAGAAGGGCGCCAGCGTCTGCGTCACCGGCCAGGTGGCGGAGGAGCAGTGGAACGACAAGAACACCGGCGAGCTGAAGAAGGCCGTGGTGATTCGCAATGCGTCAGTGGAGAGCTGGCAGGCACGCTCTGAGGATGCCGCACCGGCACCGATGCCAATGCAGCAGCAGGTGGCCTATGCACCGGCACCTGTCCCCCAGCAGGCGCCTCCGGCTCCGGTGTACGACGACAGTATTCCCTTCTAGTGGACCAGCGGCTGGCATGGATCGCTGATCTGCGCCAGCGGCACCGGCCTGAGACTGTCCTGACGCTGTTGCAGCTGCAGGCACTCGGGCCGGGGCTCTACACCAGCAAGGAACTGCTCGAGCTGCTGGGGATGAGCGAAAGCTCGATCCAGCAGTCGTTCGCCCGGCTGCAATGCACCGGACTGCTGCGCTACGAAGGCTGGCCCAAGAAAGGCCGGCTGATCTGGTGGGTGGCGGACTGGGACAACATGCAGCCGGATCCAGCGACGCAGTTTCCGCGGTGGGTGTTGCGCGCCAATGCGGTGCGCCAGGTGGAGGTGCTGCTGGGCAAGGAGCGAGAGGCGGCCGACAGGCTGCGCGTCAACTGGAAATCACTGAGCAACTTCCTGAGCCGGCGGACCGGCTGTTACCGCCTGCTGGGCGAATGGAGCATCGAACTTGACCCCGTGCAATTTGTGACCCGATGACACTGATTTTTCCGAGCCGTGAGCTCGACCGCCAGATCACGCTGCCTGACTTGTGGAACATGGAGCTGGACGATGTCCGGCAGTTCCATGTGGAGCTGACGCTGGCTGTCCAGGGCATGGATGACGCGATCCGCGAAGCGCAGCGGATCGAGAACGATGCCGGCATCCCGTTCGATCGGGACTGGATGCACAAGGCGCGCAAGAAGCGCCGGATCACGATCATGTTCGCCAGTGAGGCAAAGCGCCGGCTGCTGAAGCTGGAGGGGCTGGAGGGCGCTGATGTGCGCCGCAGACGCTCGGCCTACGAGATGCAGCGCGACAAGTTCTCAGTCTTCCGCAACGACCGCCTCAGGGAGCTGCTGAAGGAAGAGCTCGGGCCTGGTGTGCTCGAGGAGATCGAGTGCGAAGCGCATGAGGAAGCCGAGGAGCTGTTCAAGGCATGGCTGGAGAAGGAGGGCCACCAACCGGTCTACGTGACATGAAGTTTTGCAACAGAGCCCGGCCGCTATGGTGCCGGGCTTGCTTTGATAGGCGCGTCCCACACAGGAGGGCTCAATGACACCCCTTGAAATCGTCGGTTTTGCAGCGCTCGGCACTGCCGCTGGCCAGCTGATCGCATGGCTGTTCAGCCGACCCACACGCAACGTTGAACACGAGCAGCGGATAGTGCGCAGCGCTTTCGAGGCCGGCATCCTTGCTGCTGCTGACATGGCAACCATCGAAGGACATGAAGAGCTTGCCGGAAACATGCGAAAGGCTGTCGCCAAGGTGCGGAGCAGCCATGACGGTTGATCAGCAGCTGGCCACCGTGCGCCAAGTCAAAGAATTGCGGCGTGATTTGCGCCGGCATGAGCTGACTTTGATGGCCATCATCGCGATTCAGCTCATCAATCTCATCGTTGGACTCTCGAAACTATGAAAGGCGAACCGATCACATTCCAGTGGCACGAGCACCCCACCGGCAGCTTCGGGCCTGGTGTCAGCCGGCCAGCTGAACCGAAGCGCGCCAAGCCGTTTGTGCTTCATGTGAAGCATGGCAAGGCACGAGCGATGAAGGTCACGCTGATGGCTGAGAACGACAAGCTGGCGGTCCGCTATGCGGAAGCCCGCTGGCCTGGTGCGCAGGTGGAGGTGGCGGCGTGACGAGCTTCACAAAAGCAGACGCGCTGTTCCTGCTTCAAGCCACAGCAGTCATTGTCGGGATCCCGGTCCTCCTAGTTGCCACCATTGCCCTTCTGATCTCATGACCATGACAATCGACGAAGCGAAAGCCGCCAAGAAGGCCCTGCGCGAACGCATCAATCAAGCCCTGCGTGAGTTCACCGACGACACTGGGCTTTTGGTCGAGTCGTTGCACGTCAACCAGAGCATGACCATGGACGGCAGATGCGGCTACTGGCTGGATCTAGAGGTGCGGCTGTGATTGACCACCAAGCAACGCCCGAGCAGTGGCACGAACTGGAAAGGTGCAGCCACGGCAGCCAGCCATGGGCGCCCTGCATTCTTGAACTCCGCGCCAGGGTCGAGGCGCTGGAGGCGGCGGCTCACAAGCACATCGTCGAAACCAGCGCCAACATCTTGGCTCTGGCGAGCCGGGTCGAGGCGCTGAAGGCCGCGCAGCAGCAGCTTGAGCCGATCGACGAGGAAGAGAACAACCGCCGGTTTCATGCGTGCATGGACTTGATTCGCAATGCCACGCCAGAGCAGATCCGTGCGGCCGCCAGGTTGCCCAAGCGCCCAGCATCAAAGGTCTACGAGATCAATGAACCGCTGCAACTGACGCCAGAGCAAGCGCAGCACGTCAGGGACCTGCTGGCGCCCAACTCCAAGCCAACTCCTAATTCAAGCCAAATTGGGAGTTCGCTGGTGGAGCGGGTGAGTACGGCGATTGCGCTGGAGGATGAAAAGCATTACTGGCCGTCCACTGAAAGCGACGCAAGGGGTGTAGTCGAGAGCGACATGGCCCGCGCCGCGATCCGCGAGGTGGCGGCGTGGTTGCGGGAGCAGCACGACGGCGATCTGGTTGCGGCGACTGCGCTTGAGCAGGAGGCTGAGCAATGACTGACTACAGTTCCAAGCTTCAGGAGTTTCACGCTACCAGCGCTCAACTGATTCGCGCTGTCATCGAGAACGCCATCAGGGACACGTCGTCATGCCATTGGCGTGTCATTGAAGGTCCTGAAGATGGCAGTCAGATGGTTCGCGTTCGTGATCTGATGGCATGGGCTGACAAGATCGCTTCTCAACTGGAGCAGGAGACCGAGCAATGACCCACCCCATCACCCCACCGCCGGAGCTGGTGCGTGAGTGGAATCAAGATGCTATAGGCACTCACTTTGAGCATTACGGGTATTCAGAGTTCATCGCCATCCGCGCCGCCCAATGGGGCGCTGACCAACAACTTGCAGAAGATGCAAAGTGGCTGGATCATAATGCTCTGAATGAACCGTATCTACGGATTACTCCAGTAGGTGAATCATTAAAAGAGGCGATGCGTCCCAATCTGCCGAGCTTGAAGGAGCAGGCGTTGGAAGCACTTTCTGAAGCCGTCAAAATGGCCGATGACGTCCCGCCAGAGGGGATTTGCTCAGGCCAAGCAGACATCATCCGCCGCGCACTGGAGCAACTTGATGACTGAACTTTCACCCGCTGCGCAGGCGGTACTGGGTGCTTGCAGCGGCTCCCCTCTTATCAATCACCTTATCCACAGGCTCTGTCTCGCCGCCGCCCTGCGAGCTGCTGCGGATCAGGTTGCGCCAGAGCCAAACGACATCGACGAGGGATCGCTGTCACTTGCCGCCATCCGTAATCGATGCAAAGTGCGCGACGAACTCCTCGCCATCGCCGCCGAGCTGGAGGGCAGGTCATGACCGAACCACCCCTCGAGCTCGTCGAGCACTGGATCGAAGACGCCGTCGACATGGTGCATGAAGGCGTTATCTCTCCTGAGACCATTCCCTTCCACGTCGCTTATCTTGCGGCTGAGTGGGGGCTCAACCAACCAAAGCAATGAAGACACCCGAAAAACTTTGCCAACCCTGCGGCCGCAAGCTCGGCGGCTTCTACATCGACGAGCGCTTCGTCGGCCCGGCGACGCACATTGCTACCTACACGCTGCGCTGCTGTGATGTGTGCGGCAAGAAGACCGCCGTGGGCGATCTGAACGAATTCGGCGGCCTCAAGAAGGACTGGACCTACTACCTCGGCCGGCGATGACCCATCCACTCAACCGCCTGCGCGAGATCTACAAGGAGCAGATGTCGCCACCGGTGGCGCCGGATGCCGTGACGCTGATCCGCTGGTGTGATCGCATCGAAACGCTGGCTCACTTCAACATTGCCCGCCGCAGCTGGACCTACGAACAGGCCGGCACGCTGGTGGATGAGGTGAACGAGCTGATGCGGCTGTGGCGCGACGAGATGCCAACGTTTGTGGTCGAGATGCCGCAGCCTGATGGCACGGTGCTCAGCCGGCACGTCCAGGCACCGACCTACGAGCAGGCAATTCAGCTGTTTGAGTGATCCATCAGCAGTAGCTCCAGCCGGGCAATCTCGTTGACGGCCTGCTGGAGCTGGAACTGCTGCTGACAGCACAACCTGTACAGCATTGCTGTACGAGGCTCCTCTTTGCGGGCGATCGTTTCGATCGTCCACTTTTCTTCTGTACTCATTTGCGCTTGAAGCCAGCTACCAAATTGCATGGATTCCAACAGCAGCGATTCTTTAACGGTAGGCACGCCTGTCTGTGAGCACAACAACCGATTCGTTCGTGAAAGCAGGCCACGTCTTGATGGCCTGGTGCGCCGCCGGTGGCAATGCAACGACTGCGGCGAGCGGTGGACGACGATCGGACCTGATCGCAAGCCACCGCGGAAGCGCAAGCCGGGCCGCCTAGCGCCGAAAAAGTTGACCCGTGAGCAGGTGAAGCGTGCGCTGACCGACCGGCAGATCTCGGATGTGAAGCTGGCGCGGGAGCTTGGTGTGAGCCGGCAGGCAATCAGCCAGGTGCGGCGTGGCATCAGTTGGGCGAGGGCATTTCCGAAACTCAAGCGGCGGCCGTGGAAGGACTGCAGCGAGTGCCGGCACTGGTGCGGCGGCAGCTGCGGACTGGGCTTCCCGGACCCACTGGAGGAGGGCACCAGCTTCGCCGGCGACTGCGACCTTTACGAAGTGTGACAACTCATGCCCACTGCTCGGTGGCGCCCGGCATCATTGACTCGTCCACCCCACCAGACATGAAACGACTGCTGTTCTTGCTCATCCCCGTGGCCACGATCGCCCTGATCGTCCACGACCACGCGGTTAGCTGCCGCGTTGCTCACCATTCCGCCGCTGGGGCTTTCCCTGTTTGCGAATGACTGACACTGAAGCAATGAGCCTTATCGGCGGATCCACCTCCCTGAAGCTCCGCGTTTGCTTGGCTGTTGGCGGACTGCTGGCCCTCTTCTTTCCTGGCTTGGTCGTCGTCGCGTTTTACAGGGGCTTCAAAGCCGCATTAGAAAAAATGACACCGGCTGAACAAGCCCAGGCCGCGCTCGCGTTTCGTGCTTTCCAAAACCTATGACTGAACGCCACTACCACTTCACCATCCCCGAATCGAACATCTTCGATTTCGTTGCTGCCACCAATTTCTCCGATGCCAAAAGCAAAGCCTTTGCAGAGTATGGACCCTGGTACGACCGCATCCAATGGCTTGACCCGTTCGATGACACTCCAGCAGGCACTGCAGCCGTGGATGACCGTGCGTGATGACATCGATTGGGATAGCTGCCCCGACAAGATCTGGGAGCAGCTGCTGGAGCAGGCGCCCAAGGTCGCTGCGATCAGCCGGTTTTGGTATCTGAAGGGCCTGCATCGCGCCATCACCGAAATGGAGCGCAAGATTGACGGCCGTCCCATGTGGCAGTCGCGCCAAGAACTGATTGACCATCTGAACTCGATCAATGCACCCAACTGAAGACGATTTTCGGCTGATCCCGGAAACCATGCGCTACATGCAAACCCGCACGATCAACAGCCTGTTGCGGGGCGGCTACTTCACCGCTGAGCAGATCATGCTGGCCACCACGGCCGACCTGATGAAGCTCAAGAACTTCGGTGTGCAGTCGCTTGGTGAGGTCGCTGCATGGCGTGATGCGCTGATGCAGCCCGACCCGCAGCTGTACCGCGAGACTCACCAGGCAGTAACCAAGGCGCTGGATGAATGCGGCAGCTGCATGGCCGATCAAGAGGCCGTGGTGGCGATGCGCGTGATCTGGGGACGGATTGCACGCGGGCCGTTCACGGCTACTCGGATCCGGCAGATGTTGATGCCGGCGGAGGTGGAGGCGTGACTCACCCCATCACCCCACCGCCGGAGCTGGTATTGCAGTGGTACTTAGGCGCCAAGGCATATCCTGTCGATCAGTGGGCAACTGATGTTGCCACCAAGGCCGCCCAATGGGGCGCAGACCAGGAGCTGGAGGCGTGCTGTGAGTGGGTCAAAAGCAAGCAGACCTATTGGGCGCACGACGAACTCCGCGCCGCACGCCGGCCCAAGCCCCCGAGCCTGAAGGAGCAGGCGCTTGATGAGCTGCACATCAGTTTCGACAGGGGCTACCTCAAGGAAGGAGCTGCCGACACCATCCGCCGCGCCCTAGAGGCCCTTCCCGATGACTGACTTCCGAGCACTTTGCGCTGAGCTGGTGAAACAACTGGAAGGATGGCAGTGCTATGCGAGCCCGGATGGCCCCAACGCTAAGGTGCTGGACCGCGCCCGAGCCGCCCTATCCCAGCCCGAGCCGCCAAGCTTGAAAAAGCAGGCACTTGATGCCCTAGCGCATATCGCTACTGGCCCTAATCCAACGGCATTTCTTGACTGCCAAGACACCATCCGCCGCGCACTGGAGCAGCTCGCCGAATGACCCTCTCTACCGCCCTCTACCTCGCAGGCGCCTACTGGCTGATCTGCATCGCCTTCATCTGCCTCTGCAAGAAAATCCTGCCATGACCGATCCGCTGATCGAGCACCGCTGGTACTGGGTGCGCAACAGCTCTGACAACGAATGGTTCCCGGCGTGCCGCATGAGCCAAATGTGCGGTGGCTGGTGCAACCAAGACACTTGGGAAGACTGGAACAGAGAGGTCACCGAGTGGCGCCTAATCCCCTTGCCTGACAAATCATGACCCCCGGCTTCTACCGCATCCGCCTGACCCGACCCGATGGTGATAGCTGGGTCTGGCTGGCCTGGGCCGTCACCGCCACCAACGCCCATTGGATGGCCGCCGAGCTGCACCCCGACTGCCATGTCGAAGTGCTTGGCTTGGAGGATCAATGGTGATTCAATCCGAGCAGGGCGTCTGGAAAGGCCAGAACCATCCCTGCTATGGCGTCCATCCTGTCGACCGCGGACTGGGGCTAGCGTTCCAACCGTGGTGCTTCGATGGCGCCACTGTTACCTGGGGCCCGTCCTTCGACACACACTCGAAGGCAATGGCCCATGCACGTTTGCTTGCTGGACACGATGTTTGACTGCCACCCCAAGATCGAGCAGATGAAGGCTGAGTTCCTCGATCACCTCTATGAACAATCTGGCCGAGACAGGCTGCCCAGCGGCCACCCACTGAACTCCACTTACACCGGCCTGTGGCAGGAATTCTGCCAGCGCGGTGCCGAGGAGGCGCGGCAAGCTTGGTGGGATGTACAGAGCATCGACCCGGAGGCGTTCGATCGATGAACAACGACTACGACCGCGACCGGCCGCAGCAGGTGATCGGCATCTACAGCCCGGCGCCACAGTCGGGCAAAACTTTCACTGCAACGGTGCTCGTCCATAGTGGCTTCCAGCCGATCAGCTTTGCTGAGCCGCTCAAGCGCATGGCGGTGACCTTCTTAGAGGGTTTCGGCTACCGCGAGGACGAAGCGCTCAAGCTGGTCTGGGTCGATAAGCACAAGCACATCCCGGAGATCGGCTGCACGGCCCGCTGGCTACTACAAACGATCGGCACCGAGTGGGGCCGCCAGCAGATCGCTGACGATCTGTGGATTCGCTGCTGGGAAGCACGGGTTCGACGTCATGACACCGTCGTGACAGACGACGTGCGGTTTGCCAACGAGGCCGAAGCGGTCAAGGCGATCGGCGGGCAGATGTGGAAGATTATCCGCCCATCAGCGCAGCGCAACACCGACCACCCCTCAGAAGGTGCTCTCGACGACTGGGACGGATTTGATGTTGTCATTCAAAATGATGGCAGCCTTGAACAATTCCGTCGCAAGATCGACGCGGCCTTATGGGGATGATGCGATTTCATGCCGGGCGGATGGTCCTGCATCAGCAGGGCACCGTCTGGCATGTTCGCATCAAGCTTGGTGCCAGCCCTGAGCACCAAACAAAAGCCAGTCTTGAGACCAGCAATGCCGAGGAGGCAATCTTCAGGGCTGAGCGGATCTACGCCGATCTGAAACGCAAGCTGAGCAAGCGCGTTGACGATCGACCGATGTGCTGGCAGTGCATCCACTGGGAGGGCATTAACGCACAATGCGGATTCGGCTGGCCGGAAGCCCGCCAGACTGGTGGGAGATTCGCCGCGCAGTGCTCGGTTTTCAAGGCATGTCCGACCCGGAAGTGATCAGCCGCACCGAACGCGACGGCGGCTACATCGAGACGCTGGATCGCCCGGGTTTCGAGATCTACTACCGCAGCTGCGCCCATGGCTACTGTCGCTACTCGAGCGACATGTGGCAAGCGGAGCTGTATCTAGACCATTTGCTGGCGCGATAAGCTGATCGGGTTCCCGCTCTGCTTCGGCATCGGGCCGGAAGCGTAGCCCAAGCAGAGGCAGCGGAGACAATCCGAACTCAGTGCTGGTTCAAGTCCAGCCGCTTCCCTTTGGCATGAATGTGATGGCCGGTGCCCAGGGCTCACGCGCCACAGGGCTCACCGCAGCCGGCCGCTACGGTACCGCCTAGATCCTCAGAAAAGGTCTAGGCCGACAAATTAGCACCACCAGCAAGCCACTGCGCGATCGCCCACTCGTTGGCGGCGGACCAGAAGGGTTGCTTGCGATACCAGTCAATCCAAGGGGACTGGCCCTTCGAGATATTGCAGTGCCAGCATGAGCTGACCAGGTTTTCCCTGACAGTTAGGCCACCGTGCGCCTTGGGGATGACGTGATCGAGCGTCGGACTGCGGCCAAGCTGGTCCGAGCAGTATGCGCATCGGTGGTCCCAGGCCAGGTGGATCTGATCACGAAACCGCAGCCTCGCCTCCTTCCTCGTGATCAGCTCCGTCTCCGAGATCTGATGATCCACCTGGCTCCTGGGGTAGGGGAAAGGCATCCAGCTCGATATCGACGATGTGCTCGTCGCTGGGGACGAACTCGACAATGCGCGCATAGGTGTTCTCGATGAACTCCTCGATGGAGTCCTCGTCGCTATGCACAACAACCTTGGCGGCCACCTCGAGCAGGTAGGTCGGCACAGTGGCGCCGCGGCTTGCACCACGGTAGCGACCGTGACGGGATGCAACGATTTCTTTGGGATCACTGCGGGTTTTGGTTGGTAGGCCCACTCGGAGTTGAACCGAGATTTGCGAATTAAAAGTTCGCCACTCTACCGTTGAGTTATGGGCCCGAAAGCTTGCGCGAATACTGCGCGAACGTGATTTCTGCTACTGCCTAACCCCTTGTTTTCACTCACAAAAATCAGCCTGATCAACTGATTAAAAGTCTCTTTCGGAAGTCTCACGCAACTTCACGCAAACTCATTAAACATCTGATTCATCAACAAGATCCGCTATTGCGTTTTTCGGCTGATTCGCGCAATTTACCGCAAATTCGCGCAAATCTGCGCGAATAGTGCGCGAATGGAGGGACGCATGAAACGTGAGTGGAAGCCCGATTCAAAGGTCACCGGACTGGGCCTGCTGGTGCTGCCGAGCGGGGTCGAAACCTGGTACCTGCGCTACCGCGAACCGAGCGGCAAGCAGCAGCATCACAAGATCGGTCGGGCTGACATCCTCAACCGCACACTGGCCCGCGAAGAGGCGCACAAGATCCTTGCCGCCGTGGCGCGTGGGCATGCACCCACCAGCGCCCGCCAGGAGCTGCGCCGCGGCCCTGACATGACCGATCTGTACCAGCGCCTGCTGGCCGAGCACTATCCCAAACTGCGGCCGGGCACGGCGAAGAACTACCAGAGCATCTGGGACGTTCACATCATCCCGAAACTGGGCCGCCAGAAGGTGCAGATGATCACCAGCGCCGACGTGATGCGGCTGCTCTCGCGCATCCGGCCCATCCAGGCCAACCGGACGCTGGCGGTGCTGCGCAAGGCGTTCAACCTGTCGATCCTGTGGGGCCTGCGAGCGGACAATCCTTGCGCCAAGGTGCCGGCCAACACCGAGCGCAAGCGGCGGCGTTATCTGTCAGGCGAAGAGCGGCAGCGGCTGGTGGCCGCACTGGGCGCGATAGCCACCTCGCCACTGCGCTGGCGGTTCGCTCAACTGGTGCGACTGCTGATGCTGACGGGGTGCCGCGTGAGCGAAATCTGCCGTGCCAGATGGGAGTGGTTCGACGAGAAGGCAGGCTTGCTGGCGATTCCCGCCGAGCATCACAAAACTGGTGAGCACACTGGCCAAAAACGTGTAGTGCATATTCCTCCTGCAGGAATTCTCATCTTGAGAGAACTGAGACTCAGATCGAATACACAATGGATTATCGCAGGGCAGGACGATGGCTATCTGGTGGGGTATCAGAACCTATGGGAAGAGCTGATGGTGCTTGCCGAAATCAAGGATCTCAAATGCCACGATTTGAGGCACCACTGGGCCTCGGTGGCGATCACCAAGGTCGGCCTGACGCTGCCGCAGGTCGGCAATCTGCTTGGTCACGCCAGCCCGCTGACCACCAGCCGCTATGCGCACCTGCTCGAGGATGGGGCGCAGGCTATGGCGAGGGCCGTGGCTGATCAGATCTAGTATTCGTCGTCCTCGGCTGCCGGCCCGACCATGTAGGCCGGCTTGCCGTCTTCGCTGAGCAGTGGCTGCGCGAGCTCGTCGCAGATCATCTGGTACAGCTTTACGTACGCCATCATTTCTTTGAAATGCGCAGCGAGAGCGTCGTATTCGCTCTCGCCGACGATGCCGATCGCGTCGGGGTCTGCATAGACGAGGAACATCATGGCCGCATCCAAGATGCGACCATCACGAAACAGCTCGTAGGCAGTCTCGAGCCCTTCCTCAAACGTGACTGTGCCGTCGCGAGAGGCGAATCTCATGGGGCCAGGCGGGCTTTGTGCAGCCTAGTGCGCTCGTACCAGGCGGCGATTTCCGGTGTCCACCGGTGGATTACTGGCCACATCAGATCGCACATGGCCTGGATCTCAGGCTGTGCATCAGCCTTGGAGCGCAGATCCATGAAGTGGAGCGCCGAGCGCAGGTTGAAGGTGACGACGAAGTTTTGGCGGAAGTCGAAGGGGATCATGCCGCGAGCGTGTTCTTCGGCCCAGCCGACCCTCAGGCGGTTCCAGTAAACCTGTGCGGCGCCGAAACACATTTCAAGGTCGGCTTCTCGTTGAGACTCCGTGTAGATGTACTTTTTACCCTGCCTATCACGGTACTCGCCCAGCGGGCGCAAATAGAACACGTCCTCAACATCAGCTTTGCCTTCTGCCACCTTGCAAATCCGCTTGCCGGTGTAGCGCATCGACTGCACGTCAAAGCTGATACCCACGCGATGCGTGCGTGCCTGCTGCATCACCGAATGCGGAAAGCCTGCGACGCCCAGTGTGATGCTCGGGTGCTCGAGCGGGCCGTAGTGGCCGCGCTCACCGGCTAGCAGGTGCTTCACCACCAGCCGGCCAGCCTCCTGGTCTTCCGGAGCAACGCAATCAAGCACCGAGCCCTCGTAGTAGTCCTGGTGCATAGCCTGCCAGACGAGCTGCTCGGGCGCCATCGTCCAGTTGAGGGCATCGACGCGGAAACGGGAGTCAATCAGGCTTCCCATGACGGCATCACGCGGGGCTGCAGGTTGTAGTGTCCTTTTTCGGCGTAGGAGATGTCCGGGATCCCTGCCGTCAGCATGAAGACCATCTGACCGATCTTCTTGCCGGGCCACAGCTTGAGCGGCCGCAACTGCCGGGCGTTGGTGAGCTCCAGCGTCAGCTTGGAGCCGTTCCATTGCGGGTCGGCGAAGCCGGCGTGGCTGTGCTCCAGACCTTCGCGAGCGCGACTCGACTTGAGAAAGAAGAACCCTGCCACATCGTTGGGCATGTTGAACGTCTCCCAGGTCTCCGCAAGGATCCACTGGCCGGGCTTCAGCAGGCAGGGGTTGTCCTCATCGCAGTCGCTGATGTCGACGCGGATCAGCTCATCGCTGGTGGCGCTCTCGATCATGATCTCGTTGCCCAGCAGCAGGTCGTAACTGGCCGGGTTGAGCTGGTCGAGGTCGAACGGGACGATCATCCGCTCTTCTTCGCAGAAGCGCTTGATTTCGAGGTCGTGAAGGATCATGCGGGTCGCGGGTGATGCCCCAAGATACCGGCCGCCGGGCCCGAGTCTCGATTCAGTCGCAAAACGTCACTTTGAGACCAGTACGGCCCAGCCAGTGCCGGGGCCTTCGATTTCCCACCGGCGCAGCCAGTTCTTGCGGCTGTAACCGATGCCGGCGCCGTTGGCGTTGAGGTAGCCGCCGTTCAGCAGATCGCATTCGCCGTAGGGGTCGTTGTGAACGATCTGCGTCGGGTTGAAACCGATCGCCACGGTCCAGTGGCCGCCACCGGTAGGCGCTGCGGCTGTGCCATGGTGCAGCCAGCCAACAGCGATGGGCCGGCCGGCTTGGATCTCAGCCTCGAGCTGGGCGATCGAGCACTTCTGAGTGAAACGCGCATTGAGCCCCAGCGACTGCAGTGTCTTCACCTGCGCAATGGGCTCGGTGGTGTCGCCGTATTTCGCACGAGCAGCGTTGTACTCGTCGTCGGTTTTGACCTTGCCATAAAAGGCGGCGATCATTGCGCAGCTCGACGAGAAGCACTCGCGGTAACCCTGGCCGGACTTGTTGTCGCGCTGGCTGAAGTAGGGCACGCCGAGACGCACCGGCTCCTCCGGCATCTCGTCCATGTCCTGAAGCCAGAGATCGCCTTCGGCCTTGCGGCGGCGCTTCAGGCCGGCTTCAACGCTGGTGCCGGGATTGCGGTAGAGCAACATCGCTGCGGGCACATCCTTCCAGCGCTTGTCGCGCAATGCACCGCTGATGGTTTTGAAGCCCTCGGTGCCGTAGAAGCCTGAGCCAAGGTTGTAGGCAAAGGAGATCAGCGCGGACTTCTGACAGTCGCCCATCTCCTTCCAGAAGGGGACGGTGGTGCCCAGCTTGGCGGCAATGCGATCGACCTCCTGGCGCAGGAGCATGTCGGCCTCGATCGCGTTGATCTTGTCGCCCTTCTGCACCTTGCGCCCGTCGTTGTAGCGGGTGGTGCCGTAGCCGATCGTGGCCACGTTCCAGCCGTGCAGCGGATCTGGGTACGCCTCGAGGTGACAGCCCTCGAATGACTTGATGATGGCAAGCGCCGGAGCCAGGTCAGCCTGCTTGCCGTCTTGGCTCCACGTAGCAAACCACGGCCTATCGCGACGCATCGCGGCGGCGTAGCCGTTTTCGCGCAAGTCGTTCTGCAGCTCTACGACGGCCGCCGCCTGATGGGGCAGGGCTTTGTAGTAGCGGAACAGCTGCTCGAGACTGATCGGGGCGGCGTTGCTCACGGGCGCTCAGCGCTTTTTTGGGAATGCAAGGCGCAGGAACTGCAGAACGAGCTGAACAACGCTGTTGGCGCGCAGGGGGCTCAGAGCAATGGCTTCAGAGGCTGCCGCGACGACGATCGCAATGATCGCGACGGTGTTGGGATCCATGTTGCCGGGCATGGCAGGTCTCCTTCAGGCTAGCCCTATCTGTTGATGACGGCAGTCGTCGGTTTGAGGTTGAGCTGCAGGTGCTGGCCCATGAATGATGCCAAGGGCGGCAGCACCAAGCTTGCAATGACAGCTACAAGCACCACCTGCGCCATGCGTGTCTCGAGCTTTCCAATGCGCTCAAAGATGTTCTTTTTCTCGTCGTCGTCTCGTGTTTGGCTCAGCAGGATGGCGTCCATCTTGCCTTGGAGCACACCGAGCTCCCTGTAGATCTCAGCGTGGGATACTTCTCGCTCCATGCGCCGCCTTGCAACCAAAGGATCCTAACCACCGGGAAGTGTTGGCCCATCGCCGAGAGGATCGGGCCTCCCGGCGAGGATGGCAACAGCGCGCTTGTAGTACCAGTTGTCAGTTTTTCCTGCCGCTTCTAGCGCGTCCCTGATCTTGCGCCAGTTTTCGCGGACGGCCGGGTCCATTACCGGCCTTGCCCCCTGAGGGGCTTCTTTCCACGGCGCCGGGGCCGGCTTTGTTGGCCGAACCCCTGGCGGGTGGTCTTGTGTGGGCCGGGCTGGTGCTCGATGCGAGCGGTGCCGGTCTTACTCTTGACCGCCATCGCCTTCTTCGTCAGCGGCCTGCTGCTTGGCGGTCACCTCGATGGCCTCTAAGAAGGCCGACAGTTGCTGGGCAGCGAACTGCTGAAGGGTGCCGTTGCCGCTGGCGCGTGCAGCAGCGTAAGCGTCGATGAGTTGAACGAGCTGTTCTTTCATGTGCGGTCCTTTGGACGGTTGGAGTTTAAGCCCAGGGCAGGCCGCTTGCTTTTTTGGGAGCCTGCTGTTCAGCGATCTGTGACGCGAGGGCGGCCTCGGTGGCTGCGACCTGCTCGGCACCGAGCTTCTCCTTGACCCAGCCGACCACCTGCTCCTTGCTGAGCTGGTCGAACGGGATGAGGTCGCCTTCGGGACGCTCAAGGCCGACAGAGCCGTAGGCACCGGCAGAGAACTCACCAAGGGTGGAGCTGACGGTCCAGTGGGCGGTGTAGACGTAGCCGTCGCTCACCTCACGCTCGAGGTTGGCGATGTCCCAGGTGACGACGGGCTGGGGTGCGGGGGTGGATTTGGTGGCCATGGAATTGCTCCTCTGGGTCACTTTAGTCCCCGAACTCAAAGCTCAGGGATTTCGTATTCCTGCGTGGTGTTGCAGTAATGCTTAAAGATAACTTCACTTGTGTTTCCTGCCCACGCTGCCACCTGTGGCACCGGAATTCCTGCCTCGATCCAGCGGCTGATCGCCGTGTGGCGACAGTCGTACGGCCGATAAAGGTGGGAAATCAGTCCTGCCATGTGTAGCGGAGCAAGCTTCTTGCGAAAGTAGCTCTGAAATGCGAGGCGGTTCCACGGGAAGACGAACCTGTCCTCACGGGGCAGGTTTTGCAAGATCGCTTTGCACTTGGAGTTCAACGGAACCCACCGCTTCTTGTTGGTTTTCGTGCTTTCCTTCAGGCCGTGCGTCAGCGTGTAGTTGCGATGCACCAGCACTCGGCCGTCTTGGATGTCGTCCCAGCACATGGCCCGGACCTCGCCAGTGCGCATGGCGGTCTGCAGCATGAACTCTGCAAATAGCGACCAATCCACTTCGCGGTAGGTGAGCTTTGCAGTCAGTGCTGTGAGCACCAGCGCGATCTCGTGCCGAGGGATCACGGTGATCTCGCAGCTTTTCTGCGGCGCCTTGGGCATCCTGAAGTTGGCGACCGGGTTGCCGCTGATCAGGCCAACGTCTTCAGCGCACGCCCAGCGGTACATGCTGCGCACATACATGCACACGCGCCTAGCGGTGAGGATCGGCTTCTGCTGCAGCACCCAGATCAACACCTGCCGCCCTTGGGCAAGGTCTTGGATTGGGCAGCGCCCCATCCACTTCGTCACCTGCCGGTAGTCGCTAGTGAGGCTGGTGGGGCAGAGCGAGATGCTGCGCTCTTGCAAGAACATCGCCCACACTTCGGAAACTGTGTGAGCGCAAACGGGCGCAGCGGTCTGCGAGCGATAGGCTTCGGCCATCGGGTCCAATACAGCTGGATCTGATCACGGGTCAGGCGGGTGCAACCGCGCTGGCCCACTCCATGCCTAGCACAACGCTCGCAGCGTAGATACCGCGACTAAGCGGCCTGAGCAGCATTCCAAGGAACACCAGCTGCCTTGCTGGGTGCGTGTTGCTCATCGAGCTGAGCCTGCAGCGCAGCCTCGATTTCTGCCACCTTCTCGGCGGTCAGCTTCTCTTTGACCCAGCCGACCACCAGCTCTTCGGTCAGGTCAGCGAAGGGGATCATTTCACCTTCAGGGCGCTCTAGACCAAGCGACCCGTAGGCCCCAGAGTTGTAGGTGCCGTCGTTGGCGTCCACCACATAGTGGGCGGTGAACACATAGCCGTCCAGGGTCTCCCTTTCAAGCTGAGAAATCTTCCAGGTGAAGGTGGTGGCCATGAGTGAAGTGGCGATGGTTCAGGTTATTGGTTGTGCAACCAGTTGAATAGGCCGGTTGCCCGCCTGGTGACATACGGCTAAGGGTGCTGAGCCTTTAATAAGACCGACCCTTATTCACATGCACCGCTGAGCCTTTAATAAGACCCAGCAGTGACGTGGACTGCTAGCTGTCAGCAAGACGCTGCAAGCCTTCGCTGTTGTTGGCGTGCAAGGAATCCAGGGCTGCAATAGCTCCAGCTTCGCCAACATCATCCTGATTGCTCAGGTCAAGGCTGGCTTCGCAGTAGTCCTCGTAGGCAGTGGTGTCAGACATAGAAGTGAAGGGGACTCGTCACCGTGGCTGGTGACTCTCCATGTAGCGAAGAATTGCCTGCATTTCTTCCAGTGTGGCGTCGTTCTTAAGGAAGTTCGCCCTAGCCGAAATGACCATGACGTTGCCTTTGGTGTAGCCACCATTGGAATCAATGCGATCCAACGTCGGTGCGTTCCAGTTGTCTTTCATCGAAACCCTGCCTTGACCGACTGTTGCTTGAAGCGGGATGCCAAGCACAGGGCACAGTTCAGGAATCACGATGTCGTCAACGGTCAAGTCGCAGTCAAGCCCTCGATCCTTGGCTCTGTTGTTTGCGTTGTACAACAGCTTTTTGCGTGGGTCAATCTTGATGTATTCCTTGTTGCGGCATTCCTTGCAACGTGCGCTGCGACGATTGCCGTCTGGACCCACGCGGTATGCGCCTGCATGCTTATCTGGCCAGAAGCTGTCAAACGGTAAAAACTGCTGACAGCCACAGCACCAGAGTTCGCTTGGATCAGGCGATTTAACTGGCGCAGGCATCAGGTGTAGACGATCATCAAGGTGCCATCCGACTTGCGATAAACGTCACCGTCTACCAATCCACCGGCTTTGGCTGCTGTGTTGTCAGCATAAGTGGGCGTGTTGGCAAAATTAAGGATGCGGGAGTTCTTGATCCGCATCGCTTCGGTAGGTGATGACGCCCCATCAGCAGTAACGGAGAACACTAGGCGGCCTGGGTAGCTAGATCCAGCAGTCCAAGTCCCTCCATCCCTTTGTGCCTGTATCCACGCAGCATTTACATGCGTGGCATCGCCAAACATGATATAGCCGAGGTCTTCTGTTGAAGTTGGTCCATTTGTAGTTGTGCAGCAACGCAACACACCAGGACCAGTGGTACCGCTGTATCCTTGGAGAAGGAGTGTTGTATTGCTAGACGTGGAAGACGTACCAACTAAGAGGCGTCCGCTGGAGTCGATGCGGGCGCGTTCTGTGACGCCCGTAATGAACTGAAGATTTCCTTGATAACTACTAATTTCAGCGGAATAATTATTGCTTTCTGCCCTAAACTGGAGTCCGGTAGTTGCAGAAGTACTCGTTCCGCCGTCAATCTTGATATAGCCAGTGGCATTGCCTGTTGCAACGTGAAGTTTGACATCAGGGCTCGTAGTGCCCACCCCTACGCGGCCACTCGCATCAACAAACAACCGCCCAGCGCCATTAGTCGAGATGGCTACTTGATCTGCGCCGGGGGAGTAGACGCCAGTATTCGTGTCGCCAGAGAAATACAGCCCCGGCGATCCAGCTGTGCCCGCGATGACGCCAAGCGCGCCGGTCATCACGTCGCCGCTGGCGTTCACGAACTCGCCGTCCTCGCTGCGCCACGCTGAGCCGTCCCAGATCTTGAAGACGTAGCGGCTGCTGCTCGTGTCTAGCCACTGCTCACCCACGCTGTTGCCGGCTGTGCCGCCGCTGGCCGGGCTGGCGTTCGGCGCTGTCGTGCCAACATGCACCGGTCCGACCTTCACCAAGTTGGCGTTGCTGTCCTTAAAGAACAGGCCAGGGCTGCCGCTGGCGGTGTTCATCGCCAGCTGCCCTTCCGACATGTTGCCGGGCACCGGCCGCTTATTTGCGGTGCTTGAACGCAGGTGTTGCAGTGCCATTCCTTAACGCCTCCTTGAAGGCCGGAAGTTACCTGTTCAGGCTACTCAGAACGTCCCATCATCCAGATCAGCAGTCACCGCCACCGTGCCATCACGGTTGGGCAGCGTGATCGTGCGGTCAGCAGTCGGATCAGCGCAGGTAAGCGTGGTCTCGAATGTGTCGCCGGTGGCGCCCTCGAACACGATGTTCACGCCAGCGCCCAGCTCGAGCGTGCCGGTCATCGTGCCGCCGGCCTTAGGCAGCGCTGCAGCCGCAAGATCGTAAGCCGACTTCACCGCGGTGGAGGTGGCGGCCAGTGCTGAGCTGCTGGTGCTGGTGCTGTCACTCAGCTGCACGATGCCATCCACTGATGTGGTGGCCGATCGGATCGTCAGCGCCGGCGTGGTGGTGGCTGTCGCAACGGTCAGCGCCGCGGTGGAGCTGCTCACCGTGGTGACGGTGCCCACGAAGTCGTTGCCCCACTCCAAGCCGGTAGCTGTTGCGCTGTTGGCGCGCAGTACCTGACCGTTGCTGCCCACGCCGAGCTTGCTCAGCGCTGTGCCGCTCGAGGCCGCCAGCAGGTCACCCTTGGTGTAGCTGCCGGTGCCTGTGCCGCCCCGTGTAGCCAGCAGCGTGCCGCTGGTGATGTTGTCGGCGTTGCGGCACTCATTGGACACCTCCTCGAGCGCAGCCTGCACGTTGGTGCTGCCGAGGTTGGCGGCAGGCGTGAACCCAACGTTGGCAGCGGTCTGCGCCACGTAGGTGGAGCTTACGTCGATCTCGACCCATGCGCTGCCGTTGGACAGGATCAGGTCAGGCGGTGCCAGTGCAACAGCAGGCGCCGGGCTGCTGCCGGTGCCACCGGTTGAGACAACAACGTAGTAGCTCTCGTTGACGTTCGATGCGGCCGGCAGCGGGTTGCCAACACTGAGGCCGATCGCGGTGCCTTCCGTGGTGACGGTGGCGACCTGGTTGGTGCTGGCGTTGTACGTACCGGCGAAGATCACCGAACCGGCCGAGATACCGATCGGCTGCCAGACGTTGCCGTCCCACATGAAGAAGGCTTTATCGAGCGGATTCAGGAAGATCTGCCCGATGTAGTCCGCAGTCGGCAGCACCTCGCCCACCTTGGCGGTGGAGTAGTTGGCGAGCTTCAGGCCGGTAACGGCGTCATCTGCAAGGAAGGCCGTGCCGAAGGTGCCGCTGGTGATCTTGCTGGCATCCAGCGACGGCACATCACTGGCGCTGAGCAGCGCGCCAGCGGTGACGTGCCCTTGCGCGTCCACCGTCAGCTTGGTGTAGGTGCCGGCGGTGGTGCTGTTGCTGTGATTCAGCGTGCCGCTGGTGACGGACAGGCCGCTGCCGGGTTGGACGATGCCCTTCGTGCTCGCGGTGGCATCCGGCAGGTCAGCGGGCACCAGCGCACGAAACGTTGGCGTTGCATCCACGCCGGTGGTTGGTCCCATCCATGCGCGGTTGGCCGCCTGCGTGTCGAGCCCCACCGTGATGGTGGCGGTGTAGGGGTCGGGGTAGGCAACTGCGAAATTGAGTGGGGTGGTCTCGGCAAAAGTGAGCAGCGCACCAAGACTGGCCTGCCGCACCCAAGTGCTGCCGTCCCAGGTGTATTCGATCGCGGTGTTGGTGTTGATCCACTGCTGACCGATGAACGCACCATTACCAGCCGGGACTGTGGCGGCCACCACTGCGGCGGAGTTGTTGGCCAGCTTGATGCCGGTGACGCTGCCCTCAAAGATCTTGCCGGTGGTGACGGCATTGGTCGCGATTTTCGCTTCTGTGATCGCGCTGTTGGCGATCGTCGCCGCGAAGGAACCGGTGCCGGAGCCCGTTACATCACCGGTCAGGGTGATCGTCTGGTCGCCGGTGTTGGTGCCTGAGCTGGTGCCGCTGAAGCTGGATCCATTGACCCAGGTGCCAGTGACTGTTGCCAGGTCACCCAAGCCGAGCAGGCTTCGCTGAGCTGAAGCACTGGCAGCTGCCAGCATGTCGCGACCAGCAGAGGTGGCTGGTATTTCCTGAATGACACCGCCACCGGCAGAGCTGCGACCAAGCAGCACGTCGTTGGTGGAGGTGTTCTGGATCTTGTCGTAAGTGACCGCCGCGCCAGCCAATTCGCTGGTGCCGATTGCGCCGGCAGCGATTTCGGCGGCCGTGATCGTGTCTGCGGCGATCTTGCCAGCAGTGACCGCGCCAGCAGCCAGCTTGGCGGTGGTGACAGAGCCGTCGACCAGCTCGCTGGTGCCTACTGCCGCAGCGCCGATCTGCGTCGTGGTGATTGAATCTGCGGCGATCTTTGCGCCAGGGACGGATCCGTCCGCCAAATTCAGCTTGCTGTAGCTGATGGTGGCGGCGGCGATCTTTGCGTCGGTTACAGCAAGGTCAGCCAGCTTGGCTGTGGCAACAGCGCCGTCGCCGATCTTTGCCGAGGTGACCGCAGAATTGACGATTGCAGCCGTGTCGACCGCGTCATTAGCCAGCTCAGATGCACCAACGGCATCAGGGGCGATCTGCGCAGAAGTGATTGCATCGGCCGCGATCTTGGCGGCGGTTACGGCACCGGCGGCAATCTTTGCGGTGGTGACGCTTCCGTCTGCCAGCTCGCTTGTGGTGACGGCTGCGGCGGCAATTTGCGCGCTTGTTACCGAATCTGCTGCGAGCTTGGCGCCGGGCACCGAACCATCGGCGAGGTTCAGCTTGCCGTAGCTGATGGTGCCGCTTGCGATCTTGCCATCAGTGACCGCAAGGTCGCCCAGTTTCGCCGTGGTGACAGCACCATCAGCCAGCTTGGCTCCGGTGACAGCGAGGTTGACAATGGCTGCGGTGTCAACGGCGTTATCGGCCAGCTCCGATGCGCCGATCGCGCTCGGCGCCAACTGCGCAGCGGTGATGCTGTCCGCTGCGATCTTGGCGGCAGTGATTGCGCTATCGGCAATCTTCGCCGTCGTGACAGAGCTGTCGGCATAAGCCGCAGTGCCCAGCGCGGTTACCTTGGCCGTCGTGACTGCACCATCAGCCAGCTTGCCGGTGGTGACTTGCAGATCGCCGATGCCGGCAGTCGGCACTACCAGCTGCTGGTAGGCGCTGCCGTTGAAGACCTGGAGATTGCCGGTGCTGCTGTTGAAATAGCCGCGGCCTTCAAAGTTGTCAGTTGTCGGCGAGGTGGTCTGAACCGCAATCGAGCTGTCGGCGGCCAGCTTCGCTGCAGTGATTGCGCCGGTCGCCAGCGCCGTGGCTCCCAGCTTGGTGGCGCTTGCTTGATCGAGCTTGGCAAGGTCGATCTCGCCGTTGTCGACAAGGTCGATGCCGGCGGCGATCAGATCCTTGGCAGTGACCTTTTTGGTCTCGCTGGCCGAGATGTCCGAAATCGGCAGGACGTCGTTTGCCGCGACGCCAGCCTTAGACAGGGCTGTCAGCTGTGTAATGCGTTGGTCAGCCAATGCTCAGCTCCGTCACGCCAGTGCTGGTGACATGCTAATCCTCGACCTCCTGCAGCAGGAAGTCGAGTGACTGATCAAGAGTGATCCGGTCTTCGTCTTCTTTCAGGATGTAGTCAGACGGCTTGCCGTAGACCAATCGAACTTCTCCAGTGGTCACGAAGTCGATTGAGCAATCGATGATGTCGCCGGCCCGTACCGTGACGCCTGCTCGGCTGACGACGGCGGTGAGGTCGTAGAAAATCGTGTCGACGGTTTCGTCAACGCTTTTGTCAGTCAGGTACAGCGCCAGATCAAACTCGCTGCCGATTTCTACCCGCTGAATCAGCTGCAGCATCAGCAGCGGCGATTCGGTCGCTCCGGTTGTGGCGTAATCAAAAGCGCATTCAATGCGTCCGGCACCACTGATCAGCCCTGCTGAGATTTGCTGCTTGAAGCGGTCGTCTAGCGCCGTGGTATCAATCGTTGCGCGATCTGTGTTGAACTCATATCCGACCACATTGCCCAGCAGGTTGAAGTTCACGTCGCGCACGCCAACCGTGATCTGCAGTGGATCGCCAGCAAATGCCGCTAACGGAATCTCGTTGGCACGGGTGTTGTTGACCGCGTCTTGGAAGTTGCGGAAGAATCGCAACCCGCCCATCGCGTTGACGTTGACGTACGCGCTGATTGCGCTGTTGACCGTCGCGTCGCTCCATGTGCTGGCGGGGAAGCACGCTAGGCCACGAGCGTCGGTTGTGCTGATGTCGACACGATCACCAGTGAGGATGTTGTCGAGTGCGCCGTCGAAACTGAGACGGTTGAGCAGTGTGTTTACATCATCCGGGATGATTCGGTCTTCCAGCGAACCGAGCTGTAGCTTGGTGCCTCGACGCAGCCTGACATTCCCCTTTGTGCCAAGGAAAAACGTCATCAGGTCACAACCTCGGTGAAGTCCCCATCCATGGTGAACTGGATCGGCACTACGCTGAGCTCGCCGGTGCTGGTGGAGATCTGCGCCGAGGTGATGTAGGCGTTTAGCCTGATGTCATCAGCGCTGTCGCCGCCGACATTGAGCTCAAGCAAGACCCGGTCGCTTTCGGTCACCGTTCCGGTTTTCATGATCTTGCTAAGCAGCGCAGTGAACTGCGTTTTGGTTTCAGACTCGCCTGCCTCAAGCCGGTAGTACATCAGCGTTGCGCTGCCAGTGGCGGACTTCACGCCGGGCGTGAAGGTATTGACGGCGCTGTCGATGGTATTGGTGGATAGGAGCTCGACACTGGTCTCCAGTGACCAGTCGCGGATCTTGGCCACGGGCTTGCCGCTGAAGACCAGTGACCCACTTCGTCCGGTGTAGAAGCCCATGTGCGGTGGTCCTAGATGAGTTCAGGTTAGCGAACCGTGAACAGACTATCGCTGAAGTGAGCAATCAGGCTCAAGGTCTCAGAACCTGACTCGATACACGGGTGCTCTACAGCTTTCACCGTGACCTCGCCTTCCTCATCCATTTGCACTTCAGTCACCCGGAATACCCGCTTGCTGGTGACGGCAGTGCCAAGCACGAAAAGGTAACCGGCGTACGGCGCCAAGGCCGAAGCAGTGCCGTTACTGACCGCTACGTTGTCGACCGTGACCACAGGCGCCCCGGGTCGGTAAACCAGCGCCTTCAAGCCGTTGCCATTGGGAGCCTGTCCAATCGGGGTGTTCAGCACCCCATTGCTTTCGACGACGCCGGTGGTGACGTTGTTCCACTGATTGCGGCCAATGGCGACGTAGATGTAGCTGCCCGGCTCAAGCACACTGTCCGTCGGGAAGGTTGAAAACTCGATGGCGCGACGAACATGGCGCCGCTGGTTGCACAGCAGCTTGCCGAAGAGGATCGCCTGGCTGCGGTTGGTGACGTACTGCGAGAGATCGAAGGTTTGCCGGACCGCATTGGATTCCGTTACATCCGACCTGCTTACCTCAACACTGCGGTTGCGGGGAAAGACGCCGTCGACCTCGGTTTCGCGGTAAACCACTGAGGCGATCAGGTCCTGCACACTGCTGCCGAAGTCAAGAAACTCCTCGCGGTAGCTGTCCTCCAAGATATTGCCTTGGTTAAAAAGTGCAGTGATGGGGACTGAACGAGTGATGACGCCCGCTTCGTCGCAGGGAACGGCCGGCACGAGTGTTTCGCGACCACCGACTCGGCCAAGCTCAAGCAGCGAGAACGGCGCAACCTCTGCCCAGAACTGCCGCCACGGCACCTGCTCGGCGATCACGCAATCCATGAAGAGCTGATTTTCACGGCAGAAGCGCTTCGCCAGTGCTAATGCCTGCAGGTCGACGCCGGCGATCTTGGCAAAACGTCCAATGCCGTTCTCGCTGTCAAGGATGGTGTCGAGGAAGATGTCGGGCGCGTAGCTGCTGGAGCCGTCCGGCTCTGCGGGGTAGGTGCCGTCATCACGCAGGCGGCGCAGCTTTTTGCCCTCCAGCGCGAACACCGACAGCGAGCGCAGATCCTGGATGCCTTGGCCGCTGTAGGCGTTGAAGCCGAGCAGGGTCAGTCCGCGGTAGAGGTTGGGGTAGGTGCTGAACGACTCGATGCGCTGCTCCGTGACAGCGCTGATCGAGAACTCGGGACCACCTTCAAAGCTGAAACTGGTCTGCGTGTCGGAGCGCATGGAGAATAGCCCCCACTCGTCCACTTCATAGGGGTTGACGTTGATCGGCGGCTTGAGGCCCTGCCGATCACGGATGCTGCCAAGGAAAGTGAACTGGCCGCCGGCTGATCCGGAAATTTTCTGTACGTCGCCGCTGTTCTCGATATAGGCGAATTTGGCGAAGCCGTGGAACTCCATCTCGGCAGCCGGCTCGGCAATCGGATCGAAGCGAAACTGCCATTTGCCGATGTTGTCGCCCGCGATGAATTTCAGCGACATGAAGTTGTCCACGTCGGCGCCACGGCGAACGCCGAAGATGTAGGGCAGCCGGGTCCATTCCTGCCCGGTGCGGCGGTACTGCAGCCAAAAGAAAGCCGCACGCACCTTGGTGCCGTTGTCGCTGTCGCGGAACTTCTTGACCTTTTCTTCGCCGTATTTCGGTGCGCGACCCTGGATGCGCTTGAACACCTTGGCCTTCAGCGCGAAGTCCACCACGCGGCACTCGGTGATGGTCTCGTAGCCGGCCTCCTCCATCTTCACCAGGCATTTGGTGTTGAAGTGGTCGTTCCAGCTATTGGGGTTCTCGAGGTAGCGCTCCAGCGTGTCGATGCGCTGCTGCTTGGTCGTGATCTGACTGCGCAGGCCGTTGTCGCGCTCGGTCATCGCCGTGAGGTTGAGGTTGTTGGCGTCAGCGGTCAGCTCGGCGATTTCTTTGTTGAGCTGCTCCTCTCGGGAGTTGAGCGCCTTCTTCTCTTGCTTGAGGGTTTTGCCGCGGCCGGGGATCGCCCTGTCAGCGAGGCCATATTGCTGAACGGCCTGACCCAGCTTTGCCTGCGCACGTTTTAGCTTCTGGTTGACATCTTGTTTTTGTTTGCGCCACTCTTCAATTTTGCTTTTGCGTCGGTCAGCTTTTGGCTTGTCAAGCTCATCCTCGATCAGGCTTTCAAGTGCTTTCCTTTGCTCGCGCAACCCGTCTACTTGGTTAGCGTAATTAACAACAACGGGATCAAATAATTCGGCATTGTTGGCAATATCGTCTAACTCAGCCGAAGTCCATTTCCTGTCTTCAAAATCGTTGATTAGGTCTTTTAGCTGGCGAATCTCGGCTAGCTTGTTTGTGACCTTCGTGCCAATGCCTTCCTTGAGGATTGGTTCGTTGCGCAGCAGCTGGTTGTTCAGCGCCGTGACTTCAAGCTGCAGCTGGATGATCTCGCGCTGTGCTTCGCGGCCGTTCTTCTTGAAGTCTGTGGTGCCGTAGTCCTCTCGCGGGCAGATCCCGGCTTCGATGCACTCCATCGAAACACGCATTGAGCCGTCTTCCAGCTCCACGTTCTTGATCGGTGCCGCAACGCGGAACTTCGCGCTGCCGAGCTTATAGGTGCTGGCTGCATCGATGTAGCTGGACAGTGTGCGGCGCAATTCCCTGGCTGCGCGTGCAGTGTCGTTGCTGGTAGAGGTAATGCGCTTGAAGATTAAGGTCATCTTCTTGCCAACCGGCACCACCGGCCGCGCATCGTTCAGCACGCTCAAAGGCCAGTAGTTTTCTAGCCCTTCAATCTCGATGCCAAGTGGTGCGTCCTTCTCCTCGCCGTCCTCATCGCGGTCGACGTAATCCACGTTGATCGGGATCGGCGCGTAGACGCCGAACTTGGTCATGGTGCTGGGCGAGAAAGCTTGACTGAAGCCATCTGAGTGCTGGTCACCGATCAGCGTCGGCCGGTAGGCGATGCTGCTAGCAGCCTCGCCGATGCGCGTCGGATCGCTCTCATCGCCGCGGATCAAATCAGAGAACCGCAGATTGCGGTTGGCGCCCAGATACGCCCAGGTCTTGCCGGCTGCCAGCTGACGGATGGGAGTCTGGCCGAACGCAATCCGTTCCGTTGCAATGCGAGCAATTTCAGACGCGCCGATCGCCACCAGCGTCTGCATGAACTGGCTCGAGCCTTCACTGTGAACAGCGGACCAGATCAGCGAGGTGGCAACACGCACGCCGCCGGTCGGATTGTCGACGGTATTGCAGTAGACGAGGTTAACTGGATCGCCGTATCTGGCCAGCTCTTGCTGTGAGTTGAAGCCGAACCGAGGCGCAAAGACTTGATCGCGGCGCTGGCGAGCATTTTTCTGCTCCGGCAGCTCCGGCTTGGGTGCCAGCAGAATGCTCGCGACCTGAAACAGGATGCCGACCACCGCCAGCACGATGCTGACCGGCTCGCCGCGCAACTCCTGCAGCTTCTCCTCAGGCGAGCGCGTGAAATCGTGCTGCGCCGACAGGAAGTCGAGGTACTCCTCCTTGGAGATCTTGAGCGCTTGGATCAGCTCATGTTCGTAGGGGAGGAGCTTCCGCGTCATCGAACCATCCAGAAGAAACGCCCTACGCCCTGCGGCAATGAAGCTTGAATGACATTCTGCCCCGGACCGATGAAGATCGCTCGGTTCTCGACACAGATTCCCAGCGCACCACCGGCAGCAGCAGGCAGAAGCGCCACAGCGCCATGCCATGGCGCCTGCAGACGGCGGCCATGCTGCAGCAGCCAGCGCGCCAGCATGCGGCGCGGGAAGGTCTCCTCGTTGTAGCGCTCGTACACCCAGGCGAAATGCTCGCGATAGTCGCTCAGGCCGAGCCGGTCGCGCACCTCGCAGACCAACTGGAAGCAGTCGGTGTAGCCGCTGCCATCACCGGGCCGGTGACCCCATTTGTACGCCAGGCCCACAAGGTCGTTCATCGCAGGAATAGCTCCGCATTGAGCGGCAGAGGCCCTACCAGCTCGCGGGTAAAGGTACGGCTAGGGAAGTTGGAGCCGACACTGTCGATTGCCGAGCGGAAGCGCAATTCGATCGTGGTCTCGTTGAATGTGGCACCGATGCCGATGTAGTGATCGGTGGTGCTGTTGGTGATGGCGCCGGCTGCGTTTAGCCAAGCGGTCGTGAGCTGGAGCTCGCTCAGTCTGTTGCCATTGCCGGCCTCAACCAGCACCAGCGCAAAATCGATATGCGGAAACAGTACCTGAAGCTGCTGATTGTCGCCATTCAACGTGGCAAGCGCACCTTCGGCTCTAAATGGCGCAAACGCATAGCTTTGGCTTAGGAACGATGCGCTCTGACCAATGAAATAGTTCTGGTATCGATAAGTCTGGCCAAGTCGTATCACGCCATAGCTGTCAATCCACTGAGGCGTGAATAGACGAAAGAACTGGCAAATCCGCAGTTCGCTCATCAGTAGCTAAGCTCCCCGACCAGTGAGATCGACACCCGACTGCGGCCAACGTAGACCGACTGCACGTCAGGTGGCGCGGCATACTCCCACTTGATGCTGGTCGGAGCCTGGATGTAGCCGCGCATCGTGCTGGTCATGCCCGCGAATAACGTGTCGGGCAGGGTGAAGCGCGTAAAGCCGCCACTGGTGTTGTTGTAGTGAGCCAGCAATAGCTCGGTCGAAGCGTCGGGGATGTTGTCGTACTCGAGCTTTAGCTGAAAGCCTGTTGGGCGGTTGCCGAACGCACGCTTGACTGTTGCGCCGGACAGTGCCCGGTACGCCTTCACCGGAAAGCTGCCGAGCTTGAAGCTGCGGCCGCTTGGCTTGATCTGTGGGAAAGGTACAGACATCAGCGCAGCCCCACACGAGTACGGGTGGATGGGCTCTGTTGCAGCCTATCAAGGGTCATGGTCATGCCACGCTTGGCGCCGTCACGGGATGCAGCGCGGCGGGTCTCAGCCATGGCGGACTCCAACTGGTCGCGGCTGACGTATTCAACACCGCCGATGTTGGTGGTCTGGAAGTTCATGTTCAGTACCGGCGACGGCGCCTGAGCCGGTGAGCGGCCCATCATGTCGCGCATGCGGCTGCCGCCATTGGCTGGCGCCTGCATAGCCACTGGGATGCGGCGGCCATCGGGCAGGGGCACATAAGCTTCGGGCTGGCTGCCTTCGCCAAAGACTGCCATCTGCGGTGAGTTGGCAATGCCGCCGCGGGCGTATTTCTTGAGCGGCACCGGGCCGCTGGAGGTCATCACGCCGCCCTTGGCAAAGGCTGGCATGCTGGCGCCAAAACCAGCCATGCCGGGACCTTCAAAATTCCAGCCGCCAGCTTGTGAAACCGGACCAGCACCACTGAATCCCTGGAACCCGCCACCTAACGCCTTCAAGATCGTCTGCATGGTGATCATCACCAGCTGCTTCGCGATAATGTCGGTCGCCATCTTCACAAACGCTTGGCCAATGTTGGCGAACATCTGACTCAGCACTTGCTTGACCGATCCAGAGCCGGTGACGACCGCACCGACTGCACCCGCCATTGCGCTCGAGATCTCGGTCTCTACCAGTTGGCCGACCCGAACGAGGGTCTTCTCGACATTGGTCAGCTCAGCCAGCTGTTGCTTGAGCTGGCCGATGTAGCTGGCGAGCGCGACGCCGGGAGCGGTCTGAGCTTGGGCCAGTGCGTTGATGGCCGCAATCTGGCGCTCGTAGGCGATATTGGTCAGCTCGATCTCGGATCGAACGGCCGCAATCGCTGTTGGATCCTGCTGCTCGTTGGCGATGCGCAGGTTTTCATTCAGCTGAACCAGTCGATCAGAGCGCTGCAGGTCGATCTCGGCAATTCGCATCTGCGCATCAAGCAGCTCAGGCCGCATGCCCTGAGCTTCCAGTTGAACCCGCTTAGCCAGCAGCGCATTGTTGTCCTCCAGCGCTTTGGCCTGATCGCGCAGACCTTGGGTCTGTTGCTGGGCGTATTGCTGCGGAATCAGCGTCTCAAGCCCTCTGACTTGGGCTTGGTCCAAGCCAGCCAGCGCCCGGGCCTGGTCAAGCCCAGCTCCAGCCACGCCTAACTGCCCTTCAGCGCGCACGTCGCGGCGCGCTTGGGCGCCAGTACCAGCAGCGCCGCCAGCCGTGCGCATTGCGCTACCGGCCATCAAGTGCAGGGCACGCATGGTGCCCTCCGGGGTCATCACTTCGATGGCGTGACCACCAGCGCCGGTGTTGCCAAGGTCGCGACCGAAAGTGGCGCCGCCCTTGAGCGTGAGCGCCGAGCCGGCCGGCGCGCCGAAATCAATGCCGCCGTGGAAGCTGCGGCCGAACAGGTTGCGAGGACCGTAGGGGCTGGTAACACCAAACGAACTCGGCGCCTTGCCGTTGACCAGGAAATACTTGTCAGCATCAGCCTTGGTGATCGGCCGCCCGTCACCCCAGCGCAGGTCGAGATGAGCGCCAGTGCTCTGGCCGGTGTTGCCGGTGCGAGCAACGATGCCGGTGGTTGGTGTGCCGCCGCTGCCGCCAGACGTGACGGCCTCCATGCGCGTAGCCGAGCTCAGCTCCTGCTGCGCCTGCCGGACGCCAAGATCAGACTCGAACAGCCGCTTGCGCAGATCGCCAAGACGGTTTTGCAGCTCAACGAACGACCGCGCCGATTCGCTGCGGATGCCTTCAAAGGTGCCGGCCCAGACATCACGCTGCTGCTGGATTCGCTCCTGCTCGTAGTCGTAGCGGCGGCGCACCAGATCCATCTGGTTGCGGAACACTGCGTTCTGCAGGTCGATCTCAGCCCTGGCCGTTGCCTCGTTCAGCCGCTGCTGTTCAGCAGCGAGGCGCTCGGCTTCTTTCTTGGCCTTGTCGGCCTTGTCCTTGCCGCCGCTGGCATCGCTCGGATCGGCAAACTTGCTCAGCTGCTTCTGAAGATCCTCGAGCTCCTTCTTGGCAACCTCGGCCTGCGTCGGAAACTTGAGAGGATCAAGGGCATTGAGGGTCTTTTGCGCCTTGGCGATCTGCGTCTCAATGATCTGCTTGTCGGTGACGTTGCCAAGGAACAGGCGCGCACCAGGCACCCAGAATCGCGCCCATTCCTTGCTGTTGTAGTCAGCTAGGTCCTTTTGCGCCTTGCTGAGCGATTTCTTTGCGTCGTTGACCGCGCCTTCTACTTCCTCGCGGGTTTTGCCCGCATAGTCGGCCGCTGGGTCGTAGTCGCGCAGCTCCTTGATCTGCTGCCGCAGCTCGGCAATCTTCGCGATGCCGCGCACCAGCACGTCGATGACGACCGTGACCACGCCAAGCTTCAGCAGGCTGCCGATCGCAGCCCTCAGTGCCACCACCTTCGGTGTCGCCAGCGCAGCGGCCGCCGCAGCCTGAGCGCCACCGGTTTGCAGAGCGGCAAACGCGGCCACAATGCCTGGCCGCAGCGCAACGAATGCCTTGACCGCCAGCGTCAGCGCACCGAACTGCAGCGCCAGCCGGGCGATGTTGCCGATGATCTCAGCGTTGTCGACGATCGCCTTGAACGCCAGCGCGATCTGCTTGGCAGTCGAGATCAGCGTCGGACCGACATCACGCAGCAGGTTGCCAAACGCATCCTGGATCTGTGCACCGACCGGCAGAAGAGCAGCGCCAAATTGCTGCTGGAAGTTCTTCAGGTCACGAGCAAATCGTGCGCCGGCATCTGCATCCGACTTGGAAATCTTCTCGGCCGTCGTTGTGTAGCGCTCGCCAAGCGCCACCACAAACTTCATCACGTCGTTGAGACCGACGACGCCCTGCTCGAGATCCTTCTGTAGTTGCGGCAGGCTGCGGCCGGTTGCCTCGGCGAACAGCGTCACCGCGCCCGGCAGTCGCTCACCGAGCTGACCCTGCAGTTCTTCCGCCGAGACCTTGCCCTTCGAGAAGATCTGGCTCATCGCCAGCAGCGAGCCCTGCACCTCTTCGGCGCCGCCACCGGTGGCCTTGATGGCTGCAGTGACGTTCCTGAACACCACCTCGGCGTCCGTCACCTTGCCGCCAGCGCCGATCACGGAGGCGCTGAGCTTGGTCATGCCCTGCGTGCTTTCCAGCAGCGGCACATTCAAGCGGTTGGTGACATCAGCCGCAGCGGCCAGAGCACGCTCGTAGCTTTGCTGGTCGCCCACCACGCCCTTGGTGGCGATGCGCAGCTTCTCGATCTGCGCTGCGTAATCAGCCGTGCCGGCAATCGACTGCCGGAACATGCCGACCTGCGCACCGACAGCGCCGCCGGCGAGCGCACCAGCCGCGCCACCAAACGCAGCGCCAATACCGGCGCCAACCAGGCCCTCAGGGCCGCCAAACACGCCTGATGCAGCCACTGCACCAGCGGTCTGCGCAAACTGCAGCGCACGGCCACCGCGCTGCTGTGCGCCAGTCGCCCGATCAAGCTGCGCCTGGTACTTGTTGATCGTGCCGGTGAGCTTGGCGTACTCCCTGTCGGTCAGCGACAGCTGAGCACGCACGTCCTTCAGCGCGTTGATTGATCGCCGCAGGTCATTCTCAGTGCGATCGGCTGCGCCGCCAAGCTGCAGTGCAGCATTTTTGAGTTTCTGGAGATCGGCCGCGGCCGGTGATGCAGTGGTCTGGAGCTGACGAACGGCATTCTTCAGGCTCTCGACCTGATCCATCCCCCGGAGGAGGACCTCGATCCTGGCTCTGATCGTCTCATTTGCCATGGTCGTTCAGCACCTGAAGAGCGGCCGATTCCATGACCTGGATGCCCTCCAGCATGGCCTTTGGATCCTCAACCGAGTATAGGCCGCACAGCCACTGCAGCACCTCGTACTTCAGGCCGGTGTAGCCACCCATGACGACATTCCATTGCGTCTGCAGACGCAGGAACATCATCACGATCTCCCAGTTCTCGTCCCAGACCTCAAAATCCTTTTCTGGCTCAGGGCCAGGCAGGACGACACCCATCAAGCGGGCGTCGTCCGCCGAGTCATCCTTCACCGAACCACCTGCGGCCCAGTAGCGGGCCGCGTCCTCTAGTTTTTTGCTTTGCTGCCTTCCAGGCTTGCCAGGTAGGCAGCGATGATCCCACGGGTGAAGTAGGGATCATCCAACTGCTCCTTCAGCGTGCTCTTGGTGAAAGGCAGCTCCTTGCCGGCTTCGTCCGTGATGCCCTCCCAGCCCTGGAGAACGGTCTCGATGAGATCGAGATCGCCTTTATCGATCAGCTTCTGAAATTCAGAACGACCGATGCGCTTGAAGATTGCGTCAAAGGTCTCGCTTTCAAAGCGGCCGCCATCGACGGGTGATTCGACGGTGACTGGCCACTTGAAAGTCGAAGACTTCTTGCGGACGAATGCCATGCAGGTGAGCTCCGTGATCAGGTGAAGACTAGGCTGACTTCGTCGTTTCCGGCAGAAGTCGGGATCGCCACATAGGGCAGGTTCAGCATCTGGATGCCGTCGCTGTCGCTATAGGAGGGGTTGGTCAGGTCAACCTTTTGGGCGGTGAAGGCAACGATGTTGCCTGCGGTGGTGCCGTGGGTGAAGGTCAGGCTGCCCGTGGTGTTGTTGTTGGCGATCGTGAAGTAGTCCTTCTGCGCAATGGTCGGCGCCTCGATCACGACCTCGCCAGCAGGGGCGCGGTTGGTGATCAGCACCTGGCGGGTGCAGCCGATCAGCTCGCGGTGGACGACCTCGTTGGCCACGTCGAAGCTGACGTTCATCAGGCAGCCGGCGTAGGACAGCAGGCTGAAGTTAGAGGTGTTGCCCTCCTTGAAGATCACCGGAGTCGCCTGAGCGGTATAGGTGGCCGCAGGGGCGACGGTATCGGTCGGCGCGTTGTAGATGCCGGTCATCGTGAACGAGATCACCGGGATCTCATTCAGGTTGCAGGTCATCGTGAAAGTGCCGCGGCAGCCGGTGGCCTTGTGCAGCACGCCATCGTTGTTGAAGTAGATGGTGGCGCTGGAGAAGCTGGAGCTCACCGGGGCGTAGGTCACGCTGGTGGTGGCCACGACGGTCTCGGAGAAACCGCAAGCCTTCAGCAGGGAGCCAAAGCGCGGTGCAGTACCGGCGGTGCCGGAACCAGCCAGCTCCACCTCAAAAGTGATGCCGACGCGGGTGTTGGCGAGCAGCTGCTCGGAGTTGCCCAGATAAGGGCGGATCAGCTCGCGGCTGACAACATCAGCCTCGAGCGGGGTGATTTCAAGACCGCGGACGAGAACGGCATCGGCGCCGGCGGGGGTGCTATCGGTGCCGTAAGTGGCTTCAGCTTTCGCCAGAATCAGGCGCTTGCGAGTCAGGAGCGGCATTGCTCGTTACCTCAGGAGTTGCGTGAGCAGGGGTGACAGCCGGCTCAGTCCGCTCGATGAGCTTCCGCTTGCCGGACTTGGGGTCCAGGAGGTAAGTGCCTCCTTGCCCATGGTATTGATCGATTGTGATAGCCATCATCAAGCCGCCAAGTTGGTGACAGAGGACCTGTACCGCACAAGGTAATCGCACATGACGACGCCTGCCGGTTGATCAGCCTCGACTGTTTGGAACTCTACTCGTTGTGGCTGAATATCCATGGCGAGACCGCCAAGGGTCAGGTCAGCCATCAATTTGCTGTGCAGTGATTCCACAATCGGATCTGCAGCCTGGTCCGGGATGTTGGCACGCACCACCACTGCAATCCGCACAGTCAGCGACCAGTCCAGTGTTGGCAAGCTGGTGTTCTGCTGGGCAACGTCCTCGATCGGCTCGACAACAATCGCCGGGCTCTCTTGTCTCGCCATCGGCTCGACCCTGCTGCGATAGATGCGCGCCGCTACGCCGGTCGTTCCGGTCAGCGCCGTGCGGATTGCAGCAAGGATCTGTTCGCGCTTGGTCATGGCATCAGATTAGCGGTGGTCGCCACAGCAGGCGCGAAGGATGGAGTGAGAAATCAGGACTTCTGCAGCAGCCGGATAAAACATGGTCAGTAGCTGCCCTCATCAATCGTGGAAGCATCAACCCAGGCCGTGCCGTTGTTCACCAGCAAATCACCAGACTGAGCACTGGTCAGCTCAACATCAGCCAAGTCACCTAGGCCAAATTCTTGCTTCGCATTGGGCTGGCCGCCTGGCGCAAGCTGGCCAGTAGCAAGCTTGCTTAGGCTCACCTCACACATCTGACCGTCATCAATCAGCCGGGTCTCTCTCACCTGATACGCAACGCCCGCAACGGTGATGCCATCGCCGTAAATCAGCGTGCCAAAGTCCACCGCACGACAAGTCAGCGTGTAATCGGTGGTCAGCACCATGCCGTCGGCCACCACCTGGCTTGGCATGTCCAGAATGCCCTTGGCCGTCACCGCGCCAGCAGTGCAGGTGACGCCAAAGTCTTCAAGGAACAGGTTTAGGTCTTCGGTGATCACAGCGGCACCGCCTTCTGTCGTGCAATCAGGCTAGCCGCATCGCTCGCCAGCACCGCAACCTCAGTCCCAGCCCAGGCTGGCTGACCCTTGATCATCACGTCACCAGTCAGCCGGATCCGCACCTCGCCGCGGTGACTTACCGTCGGGGAAATCTGGCGCAGATTCTCCACCCTGATCGCGTCAACCGCGCAGTGAAGGTCGTTGCGGCCATACGCAATCAGCGCCTTGTGCCCGCTTACCTCAAGCCCGCCGGGAAACACGCACAGCGGCTGCCAACGCGTCTCGCAGTCGGGAACACCCCACTCCTCCTTAGCTGTCAGCACCGGCGCGCTCGACACCATCATCGGTGCATGCGGCGCCGTCGCGGCAAACGTCAGCCACGCTGCGTGGTACAGCCGGCTGCGGCGCGGGTGTTTCTCCCAGCTATGGAACATCGTCAGCTTCTGGCCTTGCCAGTCGACCGCCGGCGTGCCGCCGCTCATCCGTCCCCAGCGCCAGCGCACGGGAGCGCTGCGCCATTCCTGCACCACCTCGTCGCCCTCGAGCTCGAGCACCGTCCAGCCGGCAGCGCCCATGTCATAGACGCACCGCAGCGCGCCCTCAGCCTCGAAGAACGTCCAGTTCTTCTCCTTGCTGCTCCAGTCGTTGGCGCCGTATTTCGGCACCCAAACCTTCGCCAGGCTCCACGTCTTGCCCTTCTTGGCCAGCTTTCCGTACGCCTGCACGCACTTCCAGCCCTCCTTCAGGCCGTAGCGGGCGATGGAAAACGCGATGTACGTACATTCGCCGTACACAAAAAGTCGTGGATCCTCGAGTGAGCACCCCTTTTCGACACCCGGCACCTTCAGCCGTTGATTGCGCAGCACGTTGCGCGCACCATCCATCTCGGCCAGCACGATCTCGCTGACCTTGAAGTCTTCCGGCTCAGACCGGTATGCCAAGAGAAAGCCCTCCCCAGAGCGAACCAGGGAGGGGTTGTAGTTTCGCTTGGCCTGAATCAGCCCAGCGATCATGCTCAGGACAGAGCGCCGGTGCCGTAGCAGAAGGCGCCAGCTTGCTTCACAGCGAAGTCCACATCCTGCAGAGCAATGATGCGAACGGTGCCGCTGGTGGCGCCGGCGTAAGGATCCAGGGTCAGATCCAGACCGGACCACAGGCCCATGATCATCTGGTCGAAGGCACCGAAGATGATGTCGTCGAAGGCCAGCTGGTTGGAGATCACGGCGGGGTAGCCGTTCACTTCGTTGTTCTCGTACACGAAGCCAGCAGCCACAGCAGAGGCAGACTTGGCGGTCGACTTCAGAGCGCCGCGGGCAGCAGCGTTCATCAGGTAGAACAGCGAGCCGGCGTCGGCGTTGTCCTTGGCCACCTCGGTCTCCATGTCGATCAGCTCGGCGAAGGTGCCGTAGCCGGTCAGAGCCTTGGTGTTGATGCCAACGGTGTTCACCAGACCGAGGGGCTGGTTGCTGGAGCCGGAGCCGTAGATGCCAGCGCGGTCGATCTCAAGAGCGATCACGCGAGCCAGGTCGTTGCGCACCATCTGCTCCACGTCGATGGAGCTCTGGAGCAGCAGGCGGCGGCTGTAATCCACGAAGGCGCCCACGGTCTTGGGCGACATGGTCACCTGGCCGAGGGTTTCCTGGCTCTCGGTAGGAGCAGAGCCTTCACCGACCCAGTAGGCAGTGGCAGCGCCGGTCTGCTTGGGGATGGCGATGTTGCCCTGCAGGCCGTTGAGCACGGTGGCGCCCACGTTGGCCAGAGCCAGCTTGTTGCGGAGCAGCTCGATAAACGAACCGGCCAGCAGGTCGGTGGCAACCAGGTTGCCGCCGGCGGTTGCGGTGCCGACGTTCAGGTCACGACGGAGCACCTCGTTGGGCACCATCAGACCGTTGGCGGGCTTGCCGTAAGCCTTGGCAGCAGCGTCAGAAACCTCACGCTCGAAAGCGGCGGCTTCGGCGGCCTGCTTGTCGCCAGGGTTGGCGAGATAGTTCAGGGCGCGCAGGAAGGAGTAGCTGCGGGTCTCCTTCTCGTTCAGGCCGACCTCGGAGGTCGATTCGATGCGGTGCTCCACTTTGGTGCTGCGGGTGTCGATTTTTTCGAGGAAGGCAGCACGGGCCTCGTCGAGGCTGCGGCCACCGTCAATCAGTTCGCGTGCAAGCTCGGTCATGCCGTGCTTGTCGCCGAGGGCGGTGATGGATGCGATACGGCTACGCTCGGCCTCGACGGCCTTGGACCGGATCACCTCCACGTCAGGGGTGGTGTTCTCCATGTGAACCTCAGGTTCTTGAGGGGTTGGTGATGCGGCGGTGGCCGCAGAGTCGATCGCAAGCGACCGGCCGATTCCGATAGTCGGATCTGCAGGCACACTAACAACCGAAACTTCGTACGGACTCCAACGAGTGGCTACGAAGTTGTCGCCACGCTCCTCCATCTTGTCGATGGCATAACCAAAGCTGACGCCCCGAAGAACGCCATCCTTGACATCAGCCATCACCTCCTTGGCGAAGCTGTTGCGGGAGAAGCGGACCTTGACGTAGCCGCGCTTCTTTTCGCCGTCGATCCATGCTCGCTCAACGACGCCCACTACCCGATCAGGGTTGTGGTTGAAGAGGAGCGGAGCACCGTCATTAAGACGGGCCAGATCAGCGGCGTCACCCTCGTGACTCAGCACTTCGTTTCCGAAGTACCGGGCCACGGGGTATTCGGAACTGAAGGGAAACTCGAATGAGCGGTCTTCAACTTCGGCAAAAGCAGTGACTTCGGTGCGCTGGTATTTGCCCTCAAGCTTGCGCTCCTCCACCTCGGGCATGGCTTCTTCAGCCATTTCTTCTGCCTCAGTTTCTTCCTCGGGGTCTTCGCCCTGCAGGATTTCCATGGTGTCTTCCACCACTTCCATCATGTGCTCAGCTACAACCTGAGCCACGGCGTCACCGACGACAGCTACTTGTTCTTCGGTCAGATCAGCTAGTGCGCGATCTTCCACGGGTGTCTGGTTTTGTTCTTTGAGTTCGTCCATCAGTTAAGCGGTCCCTCTGGACGCTCAGATTGAACTCCATCTACCTTAGACGCTTTCTTGCGACGCGATCTGGCGGGAGGGCGGCGGGGAGGCTCTTGCGTGGGGCTCTCCTCCCCGCCTACCGGCTGCTCCTGGGGGGCGAGAGCGGCCGGGTTCATGTCGGCGTCCAGCTGGACACCAAGATCAACGGCAGTCTTGCGCTCGCGTGCAATCTGCTGAAGGTTCTCATCCAGATCACCGCCCAACTGAGCGCAGATCTGTGCCTTGGTCATATAGCCCGCCGCTTCCATCTCGCGGTAAGCCTTGACCTCCTTGAGCGGGTCAACCCAGCTCCAGCCACGCGCCAGCCATTTCGGGCTGTCATAACGATCAGGCCGCAGCTCGTAGTCGGGCAGCGCCAGCTCGCCGCTCAGCACCGCCACATCCATCCACTCGCGGAAGATCCGCATGTGGAAATTCTCGATCAGGTACTGCTGCACCACCTTCCAGTGGTCGCGGTCCTCGAGCAGTGACAGCCGGCTGCTGCTGTAGTTGGTCTCGCTGAAATCACGGCTCAGCGTTTCATACGAGCAGCCGAAGCCAGATGCGAACCGGCGCGTCTTGGCGCGCACGAAGTCCTCATACTGCGCATCCGGCGACTTCAGATCCGGCACGATCACCGACTGGCCCGGATCGAGATACTTGAACACGCCAGGCTCAAACTCGCTGATGCGCTGGCCGTTCTCAACATCGTCAGCCTCGAGCTCGCCCTCTGGTGAGGTGACGAAGCCCATCAGCGATGCCGCGCTGCGAGCACGCACCACTGCAGCCTCTTCGTAGCCGGCCAGCTGGTGCGCATCGGTGATGATCGGCGCGAACCAGGGCACACCGCGGTGCTGCGAGGGGCGCTCCGGCACGAACAAATGAATCACGTCCTTGGCCGGCAGGAAGACATGCTTCACCGTCGCCTTTTCCGTCGACCCCTGGAACCAGTAGTCGCCCGGGTGACGTGTCAGAAACGCATACTGCACCGGGCGGCCGTAGCGGTCGATCTCGACCCCCATTCGCCATTCATTGCCCTTGGCGCTCACCGCACCGTTGTACTCATCGTCGAGCAGGTCGCTCTCGATGATCTCCAGCGCGATCGGCACCTTGCTGCCACCGAACGGCTTGCGGTGGATCCTGAACAGCACCTCGCCGCTCTCGGGCAGCGCGCCGGCCGCCAGCCACTCGAACATGTGGAAGCTGCTCTTGCCCGCCACGTCGCAGTGGTCCTTGCGGCACCAGCGCTCCCACTTCGCTTCAATCAGGCCGTTGATCCGATCGTCGCGCTTGTTGCCGCGCAGGCTCATCACCTGCGACTGCAACTTGACGCCCTGGCCAACCACGTTGATCTGCGTGGTGCGCTTCGCCTGCCGGGCATACGGGTTGTCCCGCACCATCTGGCGGCTGCGGTCACGCAGCTTGCGCAGGCTGGTCTTGATCTCAGCGTCAGCGCTGGTGCCATTGCTGATCCAGTCGCTGGTCAGCCGGTTGATGATCGCCCCGGCATAGGTGCGACGCCGGCGTCGCGGCTGCTCTGGCTGCGGCTTGGGCCCAAATCCAAGGGCCGTCATTACTCGAGTACGGAGTCCCATCAGCGGCCACCAAAGCGGACAAACATGTTGTGGGGGTTGCCCAGCCCATTGGCGATCATCGCCGCCTTGTTCTCACGGGCAACCACGGCCTTGAGCCGTGACTCAAGCGCCAGCAGCTCAGCCAGGTCGTAGCGCTTCAGGTTGCGCGTCCCGATCCGGTACTCCTGCACCGCACCGCCGCTCATCAACGAGCGGATCGCCGCCTGCACCGCGTCGAGATCCTTCTGCGCCTGCGACCGGCCATCAAATGCGCTCGGCTGACCGGCGTAAGCCAGGTTCGCCTCAACCGTCAGCGACCCGCTGCCCAGCGTCGTCTTGGCGCCGCCCGCATTGGCGGTCGCCACCGCCTGGAAATACCAGTCATCCGCAACGAAGCCCGCAGTTGTTGCTGCCGGGATCGTGAACGTCCAGCCGCTGCCAGCCGGCGTGCCCACCACCGTCACGCCAGCCACTGTGGCGCCCTGGTGGTTGTGATTCGTGCGCAGGTAATAGGTCAGGCTGTGGTTGCTCCCGTCGATCGGTGCGCCAAACACATCGACCGTGGCCTCATCGCGCCACACGACCGTGTCACCTGCCCGGATTTTGGAAGGAATCTTCACGGCCTCACCACTGGCGGACAAAACTCCGTTTCGGAGCCTTGTTCGATCTTAGCGGCGCCTTTCGCTCCCTTTCTACGGGCTTTTCGAGCCGTTTCTCCAGCTGATCCCAGATTGTTCTGCGGTCGTACCGCTGGTACAGCCGATTTAATCCTGCATACGCATAAACAAGCTCGTCCAACGCTTCATTGCGCTGGCTTGATTTCTTTACCCATACCCTTTCGGGGTAACCGCGAACGAACCTTGTGATCTGCTTTTCTGCAGTCAGTTCCTCGAAATACTCCTTCCCAGCCTCTGCATAGAAGTGCAAGTAGCCCGGCCCGGGCTCGTTGTGCTTCAGCCGGCCAAACAGCAGGCTCTTCACCGTGTCGGATCCGACCGGATACACCTCAGCGCCTTTCTTCAACGCACGACCCTTGTGGTTCAAGTCCACCTTCGATGGCTTGCCGATCGGTGGCTTGCCCTTCTGGCTCTGACCCTTGATCGCGATCACGCCCATGTTCTGGCGCTCCCTCGCGTATTGGTAGACCTCCATTGTGTGGTGGCCGCCGGAGTCGATGCAGACCACATCCGGCCTGATCTCGGCGCCGAGCGCATGCTTGAACGGCTTCAGCAGGATCTCATCCAGCTGCTTCCATGGCTCCGGCCGGCTCGGGTCGCCGTGGATCACCTGGCGATCAATCAGCCAGCCTTCTTCCTCGCGGCCCCACGCCCAGATCGACAAGCTCAACCTGTTGTCCTGCACGTCGCAGCCGATTGTCACCGCCGACGCTTCGGCCGGGATCATCTGGCTTTCGTAGAACTCCGCACGCTCCAGCAGGCTGTCAGCACCCACCTTCGCCGCGTAATCGTCCTCCCAGCTTTCGCCCAGCACGGTGTTGACGAACGTCTTCAGCGCCTCAGGGTCAGATTTCGCCTCGAGAAACTCATCACGCAGGTTGTCCCAGCTCGCGTTTGGTGAGTAGCTGTAGGCCGCCCAGATGTGGAAGCTGGCGTGCTTGCCGTTGCCCGGTGCCGTCGCTCGCCACTGGCCACGCTCCACCATCCAGCGCTTCTTTGCGTGCGGGATCAGCACGCCGCAGCTCTCGCAGACGTAATGCACCGGCGACAGCTGGTCGTCCCAGCGCATGTTTGCCCACTTCAGATATTGCATGTGCCCGCAATCGGGGCAGGGCACGAAATAGCGCCGCTGGTCGCCCTGGCTGAACAGCCGCTCGATCCGGCTGGCATCCTTCAGGGTCGGTGTCGACCCGGCCACGATCTTGCGGTTCCAGTAATACTCCGTCCGCCTGATGCCGAGCTTGATCTGGTCGCCCTCGGGGCCGGCACTCGGTGGGTAGCCGTCGGTCTCGTCGAACATCACGATCCGCCTGCTCACACGGCGGAAGCCCCGCGGCGAGTTGGCGCCCACCAGGCCAAGCGTTCCGCCCGGGTACTGCTTCTGCAGGATCGTGTTGGCGCCGTCCTTCGCCTTGCTGTCGCTGACCAGCCCTTTCAGCACCGGCACATCGCGCAGCATCGGCGCGATCTCTTCTTTCGAGTAGCCCTGCGCGTCCTCGATCGTCGGCTGCACCAGCATCATCGGGCACGGATCCTGGTGGATGTGAAACGCGATGCAGGCGTTGAGACACTTGGTGTATCCCACCCGGGCGCTTTTCATCACCGAGATCTGCTCGATCGTCGGATCGGTGATCGCGTTCATGATGCCCTTTTGGTAGGGCAGCGTGTGCCAGCGGCCGGCTTCAGCGCTGCTTTCGGCCGACAGGTAGAAATACCGATCCGCCCACTCGCTCAGCGTCAGCTTCTCCGGTGGCTTCCACGCCTGCAGCGCTGCCTTCGCGATGTCGTTGATGTCAGCCATCGCTCGCCAGCTCCTCGAGCGCCTCGCGCACGATGTCTTCCAAGATCGCGATCTGGTCCTGGGTCAGGTCTGGGATCCGCTGCTTTGCCTTGCTGGCGATGCCCAGCACCTTGGTGCGGCTGATCGTGATCACCTCAACCCACTTGGCTTCCACCTCGGACGCCCGCACCAGCAGTCCTTCCTTCTCCTTGCGCTCCAGCTCGAGCAGCTCGGCCTTCAGGTACTCGGTGCGTGCCCGGCTTTCGTTGTATTCGGGGACAATGTCCCCAGGTTCGGGTTCGGTGAGTGATCGGTCTCGTTTGGGTCGCTCTGGAGGAAAGGCAGTCTCGCCCATCGGTGGCTTGGGGCCGACGCCGATTTTGGCCATGGTGTTGGCGAACCAGTCCTCGCGCAGCGTCTCGGACTTGATCAGCTCCTTGCCATCAGAGGTCCGCACGACCGGTAGCCGGCCCTGCTTGATCGCCTTGTAGACCGCCGTGCGGGACACGCCCAGCGCGTCGGCCGCCTCTGACTTGCTGATGAGCGGCACGGGATGCCGTTGATGTGAACCGATGTTACAGGTTTACAGTCTTGGTTGACACTATCCCCAAAACGCTGTCCTGGAGGGTAGTCTGGTCGGTTGCCTCGTTGACGGGGAAAGGGGGGTCTTTGCGTGAGACAGGCTGGACTCAAACCAAGTTGCGGAGCTGATGCCTAGATCAATATCGAGATTCGAATTCACCCCCGCTGAGAATCATTCTCAAGGACCCATTGAGAATCAATAACACTTGCAATTGAGAATCAATAAGCCAGGGCGGTGAGAATGAGAATCATTCTCAATACCCACGGCCCTGAGAATGAGAATCATTCTCACCATTCGGCGGGCTTACAAGAATGAGAATCATTCTCACCCTGTTGCCGCTGGAATGAGAATCATTCTCACCGTAGGAGTAGTACAAAACTACTCATTAAGAATTGTTACAATCTCGCCCGATCGCGCCAGTATTTGCTATACTAATGGTGTGGGCAGTTCTGCTCACTTTCTCATCGCACCTTGAAACATGCAATCTATTGCAGACCTGTTCGCCGCTCGATTGGAAGAACTGCGCCGCATCGATGAAGAATCGAACCGCCGGACGCAAGATCTACTCAAACGGACGCGAGCATTAATTAAGGAGATCGAGGCAATTGATCTCGAGACTGAATACTGAAACGGGGGCCAATCGGCCCCCTTTTTTTTGTACAAACTAGAAAGCCCGCCGAACTGGCGGGCCGGTCGATCGATCGTGCGGGCGGATCACGCGGGCATCAGCTGAACGATCCCGTCGGCTAGGCGAACGATCGGCGCGTTCGGCAGGATGAATCCGGCGAGCTCGGGATCTGCGCCGCGGGATCGCTTAGCCCTCAGGATCACAGCCACGCCCGCGGGATCCTGCCACCGGTGATCCGTAGCGTCGCCGTCGACGGTCTGCAGCGCCAGGGTCTGGCCGCCGTGGCTGATCAGCACACGGGCCGGGATCGGCGCCCCCTTAGGTAGGTCGATCGGAACGGCTAGGCGGAACCCGGCGAGGGCGGCGGCGATGGCGTCGGCGGCGGCCGTCGGGCGATCGCCGGCCAGGCTGGCGGTCACGTCCCATCCGGCGTCGCGCTGAGCGATCAGACCGAGCGGGCCGCCGGTAGGCGCTTTGCTGTATTCGTACAACTCGATCGATCCGTCGGCCGTGGCCGGTGACAGGAGCTCGGCCAGAGTCCGGCGCTCGCCGTTCGCGATCAGCAGACCGAACCGGCGCCGGATCGCGATCGCTTCAGGCAGGCTCACAGTCAACCGCCGGACGTGCCACGGTTGATCGTCGGTGCCGCGCAGCCTGACGGCGAGGGGCAGACCGTCGGCCTGGGCGCGGGCCCATTGGCGGGCGATCGCCCAGAGCATGGCCCGGCCGTACAGGGCGGGGTCGGCGATCATTGCCAGAGTCCGGCGGCCACGGGCGGCGGCCACGGCCGGTGACAGGCCGCCGTGGCCGGCCCACGCTAGGCAGGCCGACGCACAGCCTTCTGTGGCCCACGGGCAGGCATTGAACACCGACGCGGCGGCCGTCATTCCCTCGCGATCGGCGAGGGCGGCCAGGGCGGCTAGGTGCCCGCGTGGGGCCACCGTCGACCGGTTCGCGGGATCGATCGCGGCGGCCAAGGCGCGGCCTGGCAGGCCGTGATGGATCACGGCGCGGGCGATCTCAGAGCCCTTGCCTAGTTTCGGGTTGGAATCGGTGAGCACGTCGGCCAGGGTCAGGCCGAACCGGGAGAGATGGGCGGCCACGTCGGCGGGCAGGGCGACGCGGGCGTTCGAACGGATCAGAGCAGCAGGCATGGTGTTAGGTGCGGGGTGATCAGATCAGGCGGAGAATCGCCAGCCAGGAATCGGGCGCGTCCGGCTCAACAGTTCGGCCGTCGGGCGTTTCACAGCAGGAATCCAGAGTCCAGAGATCGAGCTCGCCGTCGGTAGGCGCCGGCCAGAATTTGCCGCGCCACCAGATCCGGCGAACGCCGCCGGCCTGATCGATCGGCAGACCGGCGCGGGCGGCGAGCTCGCAAGCGGTCTCGGTGGAATCATCGGCGGCGGGCGCCGGGGCGCGCCATGGCGCGTTGATCGACGCCACTAGGTCGGCCCATTGGCGAGCAAACGGCCAGGCGCGGGCGTCGGCCGGATCGATCAGCGCGAACCGGTGATCCCATTGGCGGGCGATCTCAGCGGCGCGCCGCTTGCTACAGAGAAGGGTCCCGGCGCTAAGGCCGGACTCCCTATGGGTGATCACCCATTGCCCCCGGCAGACCGGGAAGCGGCGGGCCGAATCGCAGGGCGGCGTGAGGGCGACCCATTGGCCCATCCAATGGGCGGGCGCCATAGCGTCGCCGGCCTTGGTGGCAACGCGGCAAAGGTGAGGGGTTGGCATGGTGCTAGGTGCGATGGGAAGGGCGGCTGATCAGTCGCGATCGCTGATCAGCCAATGGTCAGGCGATGGGGCGACATCGTGCCCAGCGGCCACGCGGGCCGCGTACGCGGCGAGAATCGCGGCGAGCTGATCGGCCGTGGCCGGATCGGACGCGGCAACCCAGCCGCCGGCGACGCGGCGCAAGGGCGGGCGATCGGGGCGGGTCATTCAGCGGCCACGGGGTACGCGTACCGGGCGCCCGCATCAAGCGAGAGGGCGGGGCCGGCCACGGCCCACGTGACGCCCATTGCGCGGTTTGCCTTGGCCACTACGGCGGCGGCGGCCTGATCGGGGCCGTCCGCGTACGGAACGGCGGCGCGGAATCGATGGCCGGGGCCGCCGCGGTCGATCGTGGCCGCCCATTGGCTGCCGCGGCGATCAGTGGCCGGGCGGTAGCTCACCACGGCGGCGGGCACGTATCGGGCGGGATGATCCTGAGGCATGGTGCTAGGTGCGATGGGATAGGACGCGGCGATCAACGCCGGTAGCAGTGCTCAGTGGTGATACGGGCGAGGCGCGCCTCGTCTCGGCATGCCTGCAGGGCGAGGGCATCATTGATGCCTACGGTCGTAACGACAGCGAGGGCACAGGATCCGAACGCCAGACCGGCGGCGAGGGCGGCGGCGGCGGCGCGGTTCAGAAGAGACATGGTGATAGGTGCGATGGGACGACCTTTCGGCCGTTGACGGAATTCTGCCGACGCGCCCGACCCCATCAGGGGGCGGGCGGCCGGTTCGCCGATTGTCACGCGGCGAGGGCGGCGATCAGATCGGCCCGGCGGCCGTACGTATACAGGCGACGCGGCAGACCGGCGGCGCGGGCGGCGGCGCGCAGTTCGGCCACGGTCTGACGGGCGGCGGGCGCGGCGGGCGCGGGCCGGTCGATTCGATCGGCGAGGGCGCGCAGGGCGGCGGCGGCGATCGGGGCCAGGTGAACGGCGAGGGCGTGGGTCACCGCGGCCACGGTCAGGGCGAGGGCGAGGGCGCGGGCGGCGGCCGCTTGCCAGTCGATCGCGCTAAGGGCGGCGATCGCATCATCAATGGGAGGGAAGGCGGGCGCCTGGGCGCGGGCAATTGCAAGGGTCATGAGACTAGGTGCGATGGGAAACGCGGTTCGCGTTCGATATCCATGATGCCGACGGGTCGGCCCGGATCCCATAGCGTGGGGCCGGTTCGCGGATTGGCCTAGTTGCCATCGGCGCGGCGCCCCTTGCGACCGTGCCAGAGCACCTAGGTAACGGGCCGGCCTGGCCGCCCCATATATAAGGTCAGCGCCGATCGAACCGCGGCGCACCGGACGCGGCACCCGTCAGCTGATCACACAACGACATCGTTATAGTGTTTTGCCGTTATAGCGGCTGATCTTATAACGGCATCGTTATACTGTTTTGCTGTTGGCTGATCGTGAGAATCATTATCGTTCTCGGTCAACCGTGAGAATGATTCTCATTCCTGGTCGGCCGTGAGAATGATTCTCATTCCGCTGCAATTGAGAATCAGTCGCAACTAGGCCCGTGAGAACGATTCTCATTCCCACTAGGTAGGTGATATTGAGAATCATTCTCAAGTCAGGATCTGCTGACATCGCCCTATTGAGAATGATTCTCATTATCGGCAGGCGGTATTGAGAATGAGTCGCAATTGCAGTCAAAACACGAAAACAGGAGGGTCAAAAAACACCCCTTATAAACCGTCGATGCCCGAGTCCCTAATTTTTTTGAACGGCCAGGAGCTTTAGAAAACACCCCTATTAAGCCTCGAATGCGCAGGTCCCTAAATTTTTCGATGGCCTGCGGTAGGATTTTTGTGCCCCGGCGAGCCGCAAACTCCCGAGGCGTGATCAACCCGCAAACCCAGGCTGATGGCAAAGAGTTTACCGCCCCTCGCGGAGCTGAGGGAGTGGCTGCGTTACGAAGTGGAAACTGGCGAGTTCTTCTGGTTGAAGTGTTCAGGCAAGAAAATGCAACCAGGCAAAAAAGCCGGCTGGGTTACGCGCTTTGGATATGTGAACATCACCTTGAATAACCAAAGAATGCAAGCCCACCGCTTGGCTTGGTTGTTTGTGTATGGAGAGGATCCCGGCGAAAAGATGATCGACCACATCAACGGCGATCCCGCCGACAACAGGATCTGCAACCTAAGACTTGCTAAGTCTGTCGACAACGCTCGCAACAGGCGCAAATTAGAGGGGGCCACCTCCTCCTACAAGGGCGTGAGCTGGTACAAGCGCAAGCGTAAATGGGTTGCCCAGATCGGTATCGACGGCAGATCTACCCATCTGGGCTACTTCCACGACGAGCTGGCCGCTCACATGGCCTACTGCGAGGCGGCGCAGAAGTATTTTGGTGAATTTGCGAACTTCGGATAGGTCGAGGGGACTCAAAGCCACAAAAAACGGCCTGTCGGAAGGCAGGCCGCCCGTCGTCCGTCTGATCCGCACGCAGCTTAGCGGGCTGGTGTCAGGTAGCAATCCAGCGCAATGCGGATCGCGTCCATCAGCTCCACCTCCGGGTGGCGGGTGCGCAGGACCATTGCAGCTGCATCGCGCATAGCCAGCCGCTCCTCAAAGCTGAAGTCGTTGCTCAGTGCCAGCTCGACCGCGATGTCTTGGCACAGCTCACGGGCTCCGCCTTCTCCGGTCATGGCGCCCAACACCAGCGCCATCACATAGCTCTCAACCGCCGTCATTGCGCTGCCCTCGCTTCGATCAGCACTGACTGCAGCCACTCGGGCTCGCTGAATGCTTCGATCAGCTCGAGGTCGGTGTCGGCATCGAAGAACTGATCGCGGATCTGCTCCAACGTGCGGCCGCGATCGAGCTGGTTGCTGACAAGGCCATGCAGGGCAACAGCGACCTTGGGGTCGGTGGTCATGGGTAATGCGTCGAATGCCCCACCACCGTACCCCACGCATGCCCGCCTGATGCCCACCGCCGTCACAAACCGTTACACGTTCGGCCTGCCCATCACCTCGCGGAACACCTCGTCGAACACCTGCGGTAGCTTCCGCTGAGCGCTCTTCTGCGCGATGCCGTAGAAATCCCACTTCTTCTGCACCCGTGGCGTCCGCCGCAACTGCTTGAACAGCATGACCAGATCCGACCCCTGCACCCGGTAGATGCCCGGCGCCAGCGGTCTGTTGCTGTTGCGCCCGAACACCGTCTGCCCCGGCCGGATGTAGGTGTAAGTGCCGAGTGTTTTGTAGTCGAACTTGCCATACCGCCCCGAGCCACGAATATCTTCCATCGCCCGAATTCCATACAGCGCTGCGGTGTACTGACCCGCAATGATCCGACCGCTCGGCCCCAGCTGCGCAGCTTCACTGCCGTGCAGCGGAAGCATATAACCAGACCCCAGCCCGACCTGACGTTCAAGCCGCCGCTGAAATCGTGTTCGATATACCGGACCACCGAAGATTTGCGGCCGTAGGTAATCAGCAGCTGCGTTGCCTTTCGAGCCGAATTCCTTGATGCCAACGTCGGCGTAAAGCCTCTGCTTGGTGCTGACGCGGATGAACAGCGAGTTCTGCGTGTACGGCGTCAGGTAGGTGAACGTCCCACGCATCGAGCCGCGCAGTGAGTCCCGGACGTGGGTGGCGGTGCGGTTGATCGCCAGCGACGACATGAACGGCAGCTGCACCTTGCCGAACACGTCCAGCGACCGCACGAGCTTGTTGCCGTCGAACTGGATCTCACCGGCCATGACGCCCTCGCAAAGAAAAAGCCCTCGGAGCCAGCACCATGCTGGCAGGTCCAAGGGCTCCCATCGCGCCGCAACACTAGCAGGCCGTCAAGAGCCGAAGCGGACATTGCGTGAATCGCTGCAGAACACCATCCGCTGCTCCCTGCCCAGCCAGATGGCCCCACGATCGCCCTTGAGGCCCTCCCAGGTGCCTGAGGCCCACTGAGAGCCCATGAAGACCTTGCAGGCCGTTCCGCGGGGCTTGGCGGGCCAGTTGGTAGGTGACGCAGCAAGACGATCAGGGTCGGATTGGCGGCTCATTTGGCTCTGGAAAGCAAAAACCTAGTCATACCAAGGGGTTTGAGGCAACGGCGGACCCAAAAGGAGCCCAAACCCCTTGCAAACACTGGAATGAGCCAAAAATGGCGAAGTCCCTATACCAGCCCCTATATAGACCCCCCTTTTACCCCCCTTATTCCTGACTTCTCTTGGATATGAGGTAATTAGGGTCCAAGTAGTAATAGCAAGGGGTTTGGGCTCCAAGAGGTTCCGGTTTGGGTCCGGATTTGGGTCCGGAAATGGCTTGACTCCGCACTGCAGCAGGGTTCTCACCACTTCAGGCTGGGGGGCAAATCCAAGCCCATGAGCATTGCCCCACGGGTCTCGGTCTTCCGTTCGACCTTCAGTTCGGGGAAGACCGCCTGCAGTCGATGCGCCAGCAGCCGGATCGCCTTGACCGGTGGATCGCCGCTCGGGTCCACCAGCCACCGACCATTGCCGTCCTTGAAGCCCTCGGTCTCGTACCAGGAGCACAGCCGGGTCCATACCGTCAGCAGCGGCACCTGCGAGTCCTCCTTCCACGACAGACCCACGTCGTCGCAGAAGTCCCAAAGGTGACTGCCTTTGCGACGGACAGCACGCATGGCTTCCTTGCCGGTCTCGTAGTCGATGCCGTGCTCAACGGCCAGCTTGAGGCCCTCGAGCAGCCAGTTCAGGAACGGCGGGCAGATGTGCCGAGCGATGAACTGCGGGTCATCCTTGAGGCGCGGATCGGCCTGGACGTGATGCGGCTTGGAGGGGTTGTTGACGAAGGTTTTCTTGAACTGAAAGACGTGAAAGCGCGTCTCGATAGCAGCCTGCTCACCAGTGAGGCTCGGCTCCTTATTCAGGTTGAAGACGAAGAGACAAGAAGGCACGAAGTTCGATTCCTGCACGCCCTTAACTTCCCACGCCAGTTCTTCACCAGAGATGGCACCTTTAAGCGCCTGAAGACTATCGATGTGGACGAATTGACTGTTCTCCGATGACCAGTTGATCGAGGCATCACGAAGCGGCGCGAGCGGGAATTTGCGGCCTTGGTCGTACTGCCTGAAATCGGCGAGTGTGCAGGAGGCGAAGTTGCGAGCACCAAGCGTGTCGCGCAGTGCGGTGCGGATGGTGTCTTTGCCGTTGGATCCGGAACCGATCATGAGCATGGCGCGTGGGCGACCGCGGACAGCGCGGTAGCGGCGCAGGTCGAGCGATGAGCCGAGGATGCGCTGCATGGTGTCGAGATCGGTGCCCTCGACGGCGGCCAGGAGCTTGAACATGTGCTCCGGGTTGGCCTTGGTGTCGTAGTCGTAGTCGGTGACGTAGGTGAAGGGGAAGGAGGGGTCGTGCGGTGAGAAGTCGACGCGCAGCTGGTCGTCATCGTTCCAGTCCCAGGTGACGACACCATTGCGGCAGTTGATGGAGTTCTGCGGGTTAGCGGGTGTGTTGCCGAGGCGATGGCGGAACCAGGAGAGGACCTCGTTGACGAATTTGGGCTTGGCCCAGTGGTGAATGACCTCGGTTTTGTCGTGGTAGTAGAGGCGCGAAAGGTAGTCCGCGATCTGCGGGGTAAGTTCGTCGTCGGGTACGGCCTCGTAGTGGGTGTCGCGCCACTGGTGGAGGACACCGTCGACGCAGATCCAGCGGGTGTCGGTGAGCTGGAAAACCTCGTTGAGTGCGCCGGTGAGGTAGTCGGAATTCTTGGAGTCGAGGGGGATGCCACCTTCGGGTTCAGCGGCCCTGGTGGGCATGGCCTTGGTGACCGGCACCACGGCATCGACCTCTTCGCGCTCGATCCGTTGAGCTGGTGCAACGGGGACGGCAGTGGCATCGATGGTGCGCGCCCAACCGTGCTCCTTGGCCCAGTACCAGAAGCTGGCGGCCGTGACGTTTGCGCCACCGGAGCCAGCCACTTGCCGGATGCCGGTCCACTGCGGGGAGTGGGCCTCCATCATGGCGATGGCCATATCGGACGAACCGTTGGCCTCCTCGACAGCTGCGATCAGCCCCCAGAGGATGTTGCGGTACATCGGGTAGGTGCCACCACCGGGCACGCGGGGAGGGATCAGGCCGAGTGCTTGGCGGATCTCATCGACGGTGTGGGTTTTGTCGTAGCGGAACTGCCGTGCGCGTTGGAGGCGCTCGTAGACGTATTCGCTGGGCAGGCACTGCTCGATGTCGGCAGCGGCGTAGTAGTTCTCGCTGACGTGAACGACGGACGCCATGGCACCGGGTGTGCCGTCTGGGCCGATGTGGAATGTGCCCGGCAGCCGCATGACGCGGGAGGGGTTTTTCAGGGAGCGATCGGCGTCGGCGTGCTCGAGCAGGCGCTTCTGGATGACGGCCCAGTGCGCTGGGGTGATCGGGGCGGAGAGTACCCAGTAGTTGTGGATGGACTTGCCGCCGGTATCGACCTGGATGGTGGGCTCCGGCAGGCCGAGCTCCTTCCATGCGGTGATCTGCCAGCCCTTGGGACGATCGTCCCATTCGCAGAAGAATGCGCGGCAATGGGTGATCTCCTTGTCGGTGTCACCACCGTCGTTGATGACGGCATAGATGCCGCGGCCTTCCTGCTGCCAGCGGATGATGTCTTCCTTGCTGGGTGGACCCTTGCGACCTTTGTCGTCGCCTTTCAGTGGGTGGCCGGATGGCAGAAAAGCCCGCAGGCGCAAGGTGCCGGGCGGTTTGTTGAGGGCGTTGAGGAACTGCCGGGTGGATTCAAAGTCGAAGTTCATTTGGTGTCGTCGGCAGTGTCGCGGGCAATGGCCTCATCAAGGACATCGCGAAGCACGTCTGCGAGGGAGCGCAGCGGAGTAACGCGGGAGTTGAGCCACTCCTTTTGGTCAGGTCGCACAAGGGCGACGAGACGTTGATTGCGGGGCTTGGTCACGGGGCCTCAATGATGACTTTGTCGAGAAAGGGTTGCATTGTCACAGTCTTGTCACTGTGTGTGTCCGGCTGAAGCATAGCGGCGACTGTCAACCCCTCAGTCGTTGAGCATCCGCTGCGCCTCCGCCGCCGACCTGACGATCGCGGCGATACCACCAGCCCGGCGGATGTGATCGATGAAATGCCGCTGCGCTGGTGTCGCCCGGCCTGTCGCTGTCTTGACTTCGATGGCGGTAAAGACAGCAACGGTGCTGCCGACCATGTCGGGCGTGATGGTGACGGACCGGTAGCCGATGAGATCGGATCCACCGGGTGAGGCGACACCGAACTGGACCCAGCGGCCGGTGCGTGGGTCTGGGAGCTTGCCGGAGTTGTTGCGCCAGAGGCGGATGTGGGGCAGCTGGCCGATGGACAGCCTGATCCGCTGTTGCAGATCGGTTTCAGCATTGCTCACGGCGCCTTGCAATCGCTCGCACCATCATGTCCGGCGCATGAAGTATTTGCAGGCCATCGCACTGGCCGGGATCGGCTTGAGCCACTTGCCGGACATGGCCTTGGCCTTGGAGCAGCAGAACCGCTTGATCTGAACGTAGGGGCGAGGGACGAAGTAGAGGCAGTCGCCGCAGTTGGCGCCGATGGATGGATCGGCGAAGTGCGCCTGCCCGGGCACCGTCAGGCTTTGCTCCCAGTTGTCGGTGAGCGATGGATCTCCGATCATGCAGCCCTCTTCCGTTGCCGGGCCGCAAGGACGTGCTTCGCCCACCCGTGGGGTGATCGCATTCCGCGCTTGCGGCCGATTTCAATCAGTTGCTCGAGTGTTTGCGCTGCAGCCTGCTCGCGATTGCGCTCACGGCGTATAGCTGCTTCATCCACCTCAACGAGCTCGCCAGCCAGTTGTTGAGGGCCTTGCGGCACTGTCTCCCGAACATAAACGTGGCCACAGCAGGGGCAAACAGGAGCTGGAGCATGGCAGGCAAAACACTGCGGGCATTCTCGAACTGCAGGTGCATCAGCTGAGCCCTTACGTTTTGGTTTCGCATCAAGCGTCCACTCGCGCTCCTCCTGTGGCATGCCATGCGTGAAGACGCAGCCGGCATGGTCGAGCACCACCAGATCGGGCCAGTCGTCGCAAATCCGCAGGCCGCGGCCGACTGCTTGCAGGTAATAGGTGAGGGACTTGGTGGGGCGCAGGAGGATGATGCAGCCGATGTTCGGGCAATCGACACCTGCTACCCACAACTGAGCATTGCAGACCACGTCGATGTCGCCGGAGCGCAAGCCGTTCAGCGCTTGGTCGCGCTCTTCCTTGGTGGACCCGCCTGAGATTGCGACGGCGCGATACCCAGCGCTTGTGAAGGCGTTAGCTGTGTGCTCAGCATGAGCGACGTTGACGCAGAAGGCGACTGCTGGGCGACGGTCGGCGTGTTTTCGGTAGTGAGCAACTGCGTCTCCGATGATGGAAGGCTTGTCGACCGCAGCGGCCAACTCATCTTGAGCGTAGTCACCAGCGCGGGTGTGAACACCGGTAAGGTCGGGCCGTGTTGGTGCGTAGTAGCGAATGGGCGCGAGCAGACCCTCGGCGATGAGGTCACCGGTGGAGCAGGTGGGCACCAGCACGTCGAACATCTCCGCGAGGCCACGCCCGTCCAATCGAATCGGTGAACCCGAAAGTCCTAGGAGCGGCGGGTTGCCGGCAGCCTCGACGACCTTCTTGTAGGTCTCGGCGACGGCCAGGTGGCATTCATCGATGATGATCAAGCCAGGCTTGTGCTCCAGCTGGCGCCGCACGGCCGTCTGCACTGAAACCACCTGCACCGGCTTCCAGGGTTGCTCCTTGCAACCGGCCATGATGAGGCCGTGTGGAATGCCAGCTAGGCGCAGGCGCTTGGACGTGTCGTCGAGGATCTCGCGCAGGTGAGCAAGAAACCAGACATCCCGCCCGCGATCGATGGCTGACTGAATAATGGCGGCTGCTGTGAAAGTCTTGCCTGCGCCGGTGGGAGCGCACAACAAGACACGCCTGTACCCTGCTGCGTAGGCCGCTCTGATGTCTGCAATGGCTTTCTGTTGACGGGGTCTAAGCATGGTCTTGACCTAAGTGGTCCGCAAGGGATAAATCAAAAAACACAGCAATAATAAGCACTTAGCCGGGAATTCCCGTGAAGTGTGAAGAAACGCAACAGGGAGTC